ATGTAGTGGTTAGCATATATTTAGATACAGAAAGGGGAGTTTAAGATGAACAAACAGCAGAAAATAGACCAAAGGAATGCAAGAATGAAATTAGAGTATATAAATAGTAACTGCACATATGATGATTTGGCAAAGCGTTATAATATGACAGTTCAAAATGTACAGAGGATAGCTAATAAAAATAAATGGCGGTTAGCTAAAAATGAAATGCAGGCAACTTTAAAGAAAGAGAAATGTAACAAGCTAGATAAGAGTTTGGCTATTAAGAAAAGGGAAGTAAATATAAAACATTATAAAGCATGGGAAAAGCTTCTTAATGTGGTTACCAGTATTTTAGATAACCCTGGTTTATATTTAACCTATAAAAGTAGTGGCGATTATAATATAAATAAAATGGAGCATCTAGCGGCTATACTAGAAAAGATACAAGATGGACAAAGATTAAGTAGTGGATTAGAAGATGAAGTAGAATTAATGAAAGTAAAGATTGCACAACAAAAGGTTAATTTAGAGAAGGATAAGGTAAATGGCAACTATGATAATATACCTGCACAAAGTAACTTCTTAAAGGTAGTTAATGATAGTGTTGATAAGATTTGGAGTGGGGACAATGAAGAAAAATAAAGTTAAGCCATTTAAATGGTCACCTCCAAGCCTTAAACAATTAAAAGTTTTATCATGGTGGATGCAAGGCTCACCATATCAAGATTGTGATGCTATTATATGTGACGGGGCTATAAGAAGTGGTAAGACAGTTATAATGGTATTAAGCTATGTTAACTGGGCTAGTGCAAATTTTACTGATGAAACATTTGCTATATGTAGTAAAACCATTGGTGCATTTAGAAGAAACGTATTGGTGCCATTAAAGAAGATGTTAATAGACTTAGGCTATATAATAGAAGACCATAGAGCAGATAACTTAATTACTGTAATATATAAAGACGATAAAAGTGGCAAATTAATTAGTAATGACTTTTATGTATTTGGTGGTAAAGATGAAGCATCACAGGATTTAATACAGGGTATTACACTTGCTGGTGTATTCTTTGATGAGGTGGCACTTATGCCAGAGAGTTTTGTTAGCCAAGCCACCGCACGTTGTTCAGTAGATGGTTCTAAACTATGGTTTAACTGCAACCCGGAAGGACCGTTTCATTGGTTTTATGTTAAGTATATTAAAAAAGCAAAGCGGCGTAACGCTTTAAGATTACATTTTATGATGGATGATAACCCAAGCTTAACCCCACGTATATTAGATAGATATAAAAAACAATACAGTGGTGTATTCTATAAGAGATTTATACTGGGGCAGTGGGTACAAGCAGAGGGAATAGTTTATAGTATGTTTGATAGGAACGTTAATGTAGTGCCTACTAAAACAAGAAATTATGAAGCTTTTTATGTTAGCTGTGATTACGGTACCAAGAACCCTACTGTATTTTTATTGTGGGGAAAGATTGGTGACCAGTGGGTATGCTTTAAAGAGTATTATTATGATGGTAGAAAGGCGGGCATACAAAAAACAGATAAACAATATGCAGATGATTATGAAGATTTTATAGGCTATAACAAAACTGTTACTATTATAGTTGACCCAAGTGCGGCTTCCTTTATTGCTGAATTAAGAAGTAGAGGGTATAATGTAGTTAGTGCTAATAATGATGTATTAGATGGTATAAGGTTAACAGGTAGTTTAATTAAACAGCGGGTATTATTGTTTACTGAGAATTGTAGCCATACTGAAGAAGAATTTCATACTTATGTGTGGGATGAAAAAGCTAGTGCCAAAGGTGAAGATAAGGTAGTAAAGGAACATGACCATTGCATGGATGCTGTAAGATATTTTGTTAATACTATATTAAAGTATGCAGAAAGCAACCAGCCTTATGATGATAGTATTTATAAAAAGGGCATGAGTGTTAACCATAAAGCACCAGCATCAGAACGACAAGATACTTTAAATAAATTACTTGAGCACAACAATATATTTTAGGGGGGAATATTATGATACGAAAATGTTTTAATAAAGATGCACAAGTAAAGGCAGATTTTTTAGTGCTTACTAAGTATACTACTAAAGAAGAGTTAACAGAAATCTTTAAGGGCATAATACCTGCACCATCAGATGGGTGTCCCAATATTTTAGGCACAGAGAATTTATTTTTACCACATTTTAAAGATGGAGAATTTATAAGCTGTATGTTTCAGTATATGGATTGCCTTGAATATGTAACACCTAAAAACATTATAACTAGAATAATACGACCCAAGGGTGGCACTGTTTTAGATGTTGAGCTTGATATTGATGGTTTTTTAATAAGAAATGATATAATATAAAGGAGATGTAATATAATGAGTAAAAATGCTGGGAACGTAAGAGATATATTGTTAAACCTTAATGCAGTTGAAAAGCATGAAAGAAGAAAAGCATTAAAAGATTATATATTTTATAAAGGTAAATGTATTAGTAAAGAATTAGCCAAGCTAGATTCTATATGGCTAGGGCAAAGCTGGAAGACTACTGATAATTTAGATTATAAACCAACACAGGATATAAGGAATAAAACAAAACAGCTATTAAAAAAGCAGGCTAGGTTTATGTTTAGTGTGCCACCTGACCTACAATTAAAGCCTAATAATTTAGATGATTCTGATAATACAGAAGCATTGAGGCAGTATTTAAATGATGTATTTGAGAATACAAACTTTTGGAAGAATACTAAAAAAGCTTTTTTAATGGCAACCATAAAGAAAAGAGTATTGCTCAGAGTAGAGGCAAACGAGGGACAGGGCATAGGCATTAAGTATGAAGATATTGATAACTTCAACTATAAAATGCAGAATGGCAAATTAACTGAAGCTGTTTTCTTTGCTGAGGCTGATACCAATGCTAACTATGATGCAGATGATGGCATCACAGATTCAGAAGATGAATCTAAAAAGGTGTACTACCTATATAGATATACCTACAAGATTGCACCTGATGGAATTACATTTTTGCCACAGGTTTTATTGACTACTGAAACTTATACTAATAATGATTTTGATACACCTGCAAATACAGAAATAGTTAATACAGGGTTTAGTGTAATACCGTGTTGGCTGATAGTTAATGGTGGTGAATTGGGTGATGATTATGGTGAGAGTGATTTGGAAGATTTAATAGAGCCTCAAACATTATATAATAAAAGGAACTCAGATTTTGCAGATTCTTTAAGATTTCAAATGTTTGGCAGTACAGTAGTTATAGATGGAGATAAGAACGATGTTAATAGGTTACAAATTAGACCTAATGGTTTGCAGGCAGTACGTACAGCACAACAGGCATTAGAAAAAGGTCACCAAGCTACAGTACAAAAGCAAGAGTATAGTATGGGTAACAGTGCGGCGATTGATGCTTATTTGGACAGGCTTGATAGAGATATGCGTGATATTTTAGATATGCCAAGCATTACCGATTTAAGTAATATACCAAGTGCCAAAGCTATGCGTTATATGTACAATGATTTAATAGCTAGGTGTGAAGAAAAGTGGGCTGATTGGGAACCAATATTTAGAGCAATGATTAATTTTGTATTAGAAGCAAGTGCGGCACTAAATATACCGACCTTTGATAAAAATTGGTTAGCTTTAAAGTATACCCTTATGTTTACTCATAATTATCCAATACCTGATGATAGTGATGAGGATAAGCAAACTGCAATGAGCGAAGTTACTACCGGTGTTAGGAGTGCAAAATCATATATTAAGGAATACAGTGATGATGAAGATGCAGTGCGTGAGTTTAATGATATTATAGCTGAAAAGGCATTACTTGCAAGTGCGGAAAGTGGTAGTAGTATGCCAATACTTGATGACGATGGTAATTTAGTTACTACTACAAGTACAACAGAACCAATTACTACAACTACTACAACTATGAATAATAACGAGGAGGATTAGTATTATGAAGATACCGGGTATTGTAAAGATAGGGTTTATGGATTATTTAGTTAGTATATATGACCACCCTATTATAGATAGTGGTGATGTTTGTTATGGCACTATTGGATACGAAAGTGGCAACATTAGTATAGATGGCACAGTAGATAAAGAATTACAGAAATGTGTACTGGTGCATGAGATAGTTCATGGTATAGATGATATGTGTGATATAGGTCTAACGGAAGAACAGGTTGTTAAGTTAGGCAAAGGATTATATCAAGTAATTAAGGATAACCCGGAAATGTTTAAGGAGGATTAATATGGGATATGAAGAAGATTTATATAGGGCATTGAATGATAGTAAAATTAAATTAACTAAAACTACTGCACAGAAGATTAGGCGTGTTTATATTAATACTGCTAAAGAATTAATAAAACGTTTTAAGTCTGGTAATAAAAGTAGTTTAAATAAAATTGAAATGGCGGCATACTTGAGAGGTATCCGCCCTTATTTAAAAGATTTAAATTTAAAAATAAATGATATAGGTAGTAATGCGTTTAAAGAATCGTCAAAATTATATACTGAAATATATGGCGATGTATTACAAAGTGGTACCACGGAGCATATACCTCAAGATGTAATTGATATGTTATTTAGTGTGCCAAATAATATTATAGAAGGATTACTAAAGGGTAAACTATATAAAGATGGTATTGGGTTAAGTAAGAGAATTTGGAATATAAATAATAAGTATGCGAAGGATATCCAAACTGTTTTAGCTGAGGGTATTGCACAACATAAAACCTATAATGAAATGATGGAAGATTTAGCAAAGTATGTTAACCCTGACGCTAAAAAGGATTGGAGTTGGAGTAAGGTTTACCCCGGTACTAATAAGCAAGTGGATTATAATGCACAACGATTAATGCGTACAGGTATAAACCATATGTATTATTTATCCAATGTAGCGGCGGTACAGAACGACCCCTTTATTGATGCAATGCACTGGGAATTATCATCACAACATGAAATAAGACAAGTAATTCCATTTGGACCTGATATTTGTGATTACAATGCAAAACAAGATAACTATAATTTAGGTACTGGCAATTTTCCGGTTAATAAGGTACCGGTGCCACACCCTAACTGCTTATGCACACAATATGCAACATTTAGTCAAGACTTAGAGCAGATAGGCAAGCACATTAATAGGTGGATTCGAGGTACAGAACCAAATCCCGCATTAGATAAGTCATTTGATAATTGGAAAGCAGATAGAGAAGCCAGCGACATATTTACTACAGCTAAAAGGAACAGTACTGGTGATTATAGTTACCCGGAGGATTAATTTAAATTTATTTTATAAAAACCCTTGTATATTATATAATAATGTTATATAATAATATCAACAAGTAAATGAGGAGGAAATAAAAAAATGAATATTAAAAAGATGGTAGCAGGATTAATGATTGGTTTAAGTGTTATGGTAGGTACAGTAGGTTTAAATACTACCGTACATGCTGAAAAGGAAGCTCCGTATAACGTGGCACAGATTGGAAGTATAAAACAAAATGTACCACAGTTTAAAACGTGGAAGATTACATTAACAAGACCTATTAATACTAAAAAATTAGATGGGATTTGGATGCAATGTGTAGATGGTAGTACAGTACCTATTAAGATTACTACTAGTAAAGATAAGAAAACATTATATATTAAGAATTTAAAGCCTTACCACAAAGGCAAACTATATACTGTAATGCTAATTAATTTAGTATCAAAAGATGGATATAAAATGTACCCATATTGTTTTAGATTTGTAGTAACTAAATAAGCCCTCACAGGCTTATTTTTATTCGCTCTTTACTATTATCTTATGTTATTATATAATGATATAGACGAATAAAATATTTGGGAGGGTTTATATGGATAAGATGAGGTTAAGCTGTGATGTATGTCATAAAGGGTTTGTTTTAGCTGGCATACAAACAGAAATAATGGAAGACGATGTAACAATAGAGCGTGGGTACTTTAAATGCCCGCATTGTGGTCATGTCTACACTGTATATTATGCTGATGTTGCATATAGGCAAAATATTAACAGGTTTACCGAACTGCAAGATGAGTTGCATAAACTAAAAGGTGTATGCAAACGTAAAAAGCACATGACAGCTGATGATTTTAAGCTTGCATATAATTCAGAAAATAAAGCTAAAGAATTAATGGAAGAACAAAAGCAGATATCACATAAAAATAAAATGATAACTGCACATTATAAAGAAATATATGAGGGGGATTCAGTATGCCAAAAGTAGATGATTTAAAAGTAACTGTAAACATTGCTGATTTAGAACCAGCAAGAAGTTTTATAGACAAGGTTAATGATTTATTAGAGCAAATTAATAAAGCAGATTTTAGAGATGAGCATGGTCACATGCTAACAATGAATACTGCTTATTTAGCATTAAAGAATTTTAAATTTAAGGGGGATAAATAATATGCCAAAATTAACAGAATTAATAGGAGCCGAAGCTTATGCGGCACTGCCACAGAATATAAAAGATTTATACAAGGATACTGATTTTGTAAATAAAGCTGAATATGTACCAAAAGAGGACTACAGTAATGTAGTTAAAGATAGGGATAATTATAAAGTTGAGGTTACTAAAAGAGATAAACAGCTTACCCAGTTAGGTACACTAACAAAAGATAATGAGGAATTAAAAGGCAAAATAGATACTATGAAAACAGAAAATGCTAAAGCATTAGATGCTAAAGAAAAAGAATTTAAAGGCACACTGCTTAATAATGCTATAGATAGTGCATTGAAAGGTTCAGGTGCTAAAAATGCCAAAGTAGTAAGAGGAATGCTTGACATGGATAAATTAGTTTTAGACCCTGAAAGTGGCAAAGTAATAGGATTAAATGACCAGATAGAAGGTTTGAAGAAATCCGATGATTATTTGTTTACTGCAAAGCCAACTGGTACTGGTTCATTTAATGCTGGTGGCACAGAGGGGAATCATCTTACTGGCGATGATGCTGGTGATGGAAGTAAACCTAAGTTGCAAATAGGAGAATTGCTAGCTAAAAACAAATCAGACCTTACTGGTGGCAAAACTGTTGAGGATGCTTTAAGTAAATTCATTAAAAGGTAGATTTTATGACTATTTTAGTATATAATAGTTAAAGAGGAGGGGATAGTATGCGTCAAAGTATAAGAACTATATCCGAAGCACAGAAACAATTGTTAGCATACAATGATTTATATTTAAGTGTTAATGTTAAGGTAGCCAAAGCTGATGCAACATTGGATGCAAATAATAAATTAGTTGCAGGCACAATAATTGATGCTACTGGTAAAACAGTAAATGATGGAACTGCTTTTGGAGTAGTATATGAAGATATTGATTTTACTGACTCTATGGGAACTGAAGTAGTACCAGTAATAGTATTTGGATTTATTAATGTTCACAATATGCCAACTGCACCTTCTGAAGCTGTTATAGGTGCATTGAAAATGATACAATTTATTGACGATGGATTAGTTACTACAACTACTACAGTTGCACCAACTACTACAACTTCCACGTCACAAGGCTAATTAAAAATTTTAGAAAGGAGTAATTAATATGACTTTAGAGGAATTTATAAACTCACAGCAAATTGCACTTTATATAACTAATTTGCCACCTGAGTCCACTTTAGATAAAACATTGTTCCCACCAGTAAAACAGTTCGGAACAGAAATAGAGTTAGCAAAGGGTTCTAAACAAAAACCAGTCGCATTAAGAATGAGTACTTTTGATGTTGCTGTTAAGCCTAGAGCATTAAATGCTAGTTTGAATATTTTAAAGAAAGAACTACCATTTTTCAAAGAATCAGTAATGATTAAAGAAAAAGATAGACAAATGCTTATTATGGCAATGGGTGCCAATAACCAAAATTTAGTACAGAACTTACTTTCACAGGTTTATGATAACTATCAAAACCTTGTTGATGGTGCAGAAGTACAAATGAGGAGAGCAAGAGCTCAACTATTACAGAATGCAAGCATAAATATTACTACTGTTGATGGTGATATAGTAGTTGATTATGATGCACCTGCTAACCACAGAGTTGAACTTACTGGTACAGATGCATGGAGCAATCCGGATGCTGATGTTGTAGGTGATTTAATAGCATGGCAGAAAATTTTAACTAATGATGGTTATGGCAAAGCTAATACTTTAGTATTAACTGAAACTACTTTAAACTATATATTGAAAAATACTGCTATATTAAATGAGCTTAAAGCACAAAGATTGGGCGTTGTTATAGTAACAGAACAGGATGTAATAAATTATTTAAGCACAAAATTAGGTTTAGGTGTTGCAATAGTTAATGGTACCTATAGAGCTGAAAATGGTGCAGTATTTAATTATTATGAAGATAATTTTGTTACTATGATACCAAGCGGCACATTGGGTAGAACTATTTATGGTACTACACCGGAAGAAGCTGACTTGATATTGGGTAGTAAGAAACATGATACTGCAATAGTTAATACCGGGGTAGCTATAACTACTATGCCAAAGGTTGACCCAGTAACTATTGAAACTAAGGTTTCACAGTTAGCACTTCCTTCTTTTGACAGAGTAGATGAATGCTTCTTTGCTAAGGTAGCAGAATAATATTAATGGTGTGGACAAGTTGGGGGCGTAAGCTCCCATTTTAATTAATTAGATTATTAGGAGGTAATTATATTATGGCAGATGCAAAAACTACTACTACAGCTACCAAGGCAACTAAGAAAAAGGTTACTGAGGTAGTTGCACGTAAATATATAAAAGTAGATGGTTCTTATAGAGCTAGGGGCGAAGTGTTTGAAATGAAAAATGAAGATTTTATAGCTGATTTGGAGAAACGTGAACTTGTTAGCAGGATAAAATAAGGAGGGATAATTATGAATGATTTGGAACTCCTAAAATTTTTAATAATGGAAAGTAAATACCCATACTTCTCTGATGATGATTTACAAAAATATTTAGATGTAAATAAAGGCAATGTATATTTAACTGCCTCACAACTATGCTTAATGAAGATGGATAATGAAAAAAGCATAACAGTTGGACCAATTACTATACAAAATCCGGATGCTTCATACTGGCAAAATTTATCACTGCAATATGCAGATAAGGCGGCTACAGATGATACTAGCAATGGTGGCACTGGTGGCTATTATAGAAATTACATGGATAGAGCTGATGGACAATGATTAGTAAAAAAAGAATGCGAAATATTGTAAAGCAAACTATTCAAGTACTGCCTACTGATATAGCCGTTAAAAGAAAGCACAAAGATAAATACGGGCAGGAGGATGGCACCTATGATATAATTACAAACTTAACAGGTGTATTATATAGAGATGACTCATCTGTATTTTTTAGTATGGGTGAAAACAATTTTACCAAAGGACCAAATTCAGTACATTTTTTAACTGATTGGTCGGAAGATGCTTTAAAGGTTAAGCCACTAGATATTATAGAAACAACGTCACAAGATGTTCAACAATCTTATGAAATACAAGATACGGGTGCCAATATGGAAATTTACTTGAACATGTTAATTAAGGAGGTGGATTAAAATGGCAGATGGATTTCATGTAAATATTGAAGATGTATTAGAAAAAACAGTGTTTTGTCAAGAAAAAATAATATATGGTTGTGAGCATTATGCTAAGGATGCGGCACAGCAAATGATTGGTGATGCTAAAAAGAATGCCAAATGGACAGACCGAACTGGCATGTCTAGGCAAACTATGGATTTCCAAATTGTAAATAATAAAAATGAAATAGTAATACAAATACGGGGTAATACACCTCAATTTAAATATTTAGAATTTGCAATGGAAAAACGATTTGCTATTTTAGTGCCTACTATGAATAAATGGGAAGGTAAGGTTTTGAGAGGTTGGTCGGAGGTGCTTAATCAATTATGATGGATAAACTGTTTGATTTTTTAACTGCAAATGGCTACACCGTTTATTTAGTTAACCAAAAGACTGATGATTGTACAGCCCCCTATATTGTACTCAGAGAAGATTCCACGTTGGCACAGTTTGATACTAATAAAGTGGGTAACACAATAGTAGATATTATGTTTTTTGCACCACGAACTAGTATGATGGAATTGCTAAACTTGAAGAAAAATGTTAAGATAGTTTTAAAGGGTTTTACTGCATTAAAATATAGTGGGATTGAAACTCCCACCGTTGCAGATGATACCGTTAAAGCGGTTACGTGTAGCGTACAATATTTAATACAGCACCCACTAATTTAAGGAGGAGATATGTATGCCAAAAGTAGACGGATACCCACTCGTTAATATTGAGAGGGTTGAAATAATTACAGACGAGGATACACCACGTTCATTTACATTCGATACTGCATCTGAAGCATCTTATAAAGCTGTATTATCCGAAGGTGATGAGCAAATACTAAGAACCAAAAATAAGTTGCACGCCATAAACAGAACCGAGGATATACAATATGGTTCAGATATAGAACTAACTGATGCTAAATTTATACCTGAGGTACTTGCAATTGTTGATGGTGGTACTTTAAGATATGATGAAAATAATAAAGTTACTGGTTATGATTCACCGGTTACCGGTATAGTAGTAGATAGAACTAAATTTACTTTTAATGTTTATACAGCTGAAAAGGATATTGACGGTAATATTGTTAAGTATTTTAAATTTAGTTATCCAAATTCAAAGGGTTCACCGGCTGAGTTTGACTTTAAAGATGGTGAATTTTTGGCACCAAAATATACAGTCCACAGTAGGGCGGCTTCCGGGCAGTCACCAGTATCCGTTGATATAATTGACGAATTACCTGAAGAGACTACAACTACCACAAATGCACCTATAACTACTACAACTACAACTGTATAATTAATTTAATTACACTCACACATGTGGGTGTAATTTTATACAATAAGGAGGATTAGAATGTATTTTATTTTAGCACAACCAGCTATTCCAAGATTCAAGTGGGAGTTAGATGTATGCCTTAATAACCTTAAAACTTTGGGGGTTACTAATATAATACTATTATTTACGAAATATAATGCGGCAGTGCCTAAATATTTTGAAGATAAATATAATGCACAGTGTTTTGTATATCCAGATGATAATACAAGTAAAAAATATATACCAAGTGTAAAACCTTATTTGTTTTGGCAGTTTTTAAAGCATAACCCGCAGTATGAAAATGAAGATTTCTTTTATATGGATTCTGATGTTATATTTAGAGAGTTACCTAATTTTAGTAAATTTATAAAAAATGATAAAATTTGGTATGGCAGTGATTGTACTGGTTATTTAGGAACAGAATATATAGATGGTAAAGGTAAAGATATAATAACTAAAATGTGTAATTTAATTGGTGTGACAGAAAATGTAATTAGGAAATACTGCAATACTGCACCGGGAGCTCAATGGATAATAAGAAAACCAAAAGCCGATTATTGGCATAAAGTATATATAGATTGTATTACTTTATATAGGTTCTTTTGTAAAAATGAACAAATATATATTGATGCACATGGGTTAGGCTATACACCAATTCAAAAATGGACAGCTGAAATGTGGGCTCAATTATATAATATGCCTCTGTTTGGTATAATGCCAATGATATCAAATGAATTGGAATTTTGTTGGGCTACTGATGATATAAAACGTTGGTATGAAACTAAAATATACCATAATGCGGGTGTTACTTCTGATATGCATGACCATTTATTTTTTAAGGGTGCATATATACGTGAAAGCCCAATTGGCAAAAATTTTAACTGGGTTAATAAGAATAAATGTAGTTGTAAATATGTACAGGCTATGCTAAAATTAAGTTGTGAATAAACCCAAAAGGGTTATTTAAAATATAAGGAGGAATTTTAAATGGCAGTAAATAAACTGAAAGTGTCTAGTTTAGCGGATATAAAAAAGCAAGCAAGTGGCAAAATTATAGAATTTAGTGGCTGGGATGATGATATTCCATTTGTAGCCAGAGTTAAAAAAGTATCTATGATGAATTTAGTAGTTGAAGGTGTAATACCAAACTCATTATTGGGTGCGGCAGAACAGGTTTTTAATGGTAAATCTAAAAATAAACAAGCTGTAAGTATGGAAGAAACTTCTAAAATATTTAGGGTTGTGGCTAAAGCGTGTCTAGTTGAACCATCATATGAAGATTTAGAAAATGCTGAAATAGATTTAACAGATGCACAATTAGTTGAAATATTTAATTACGCACAATTGGGGGTACGTGGGTTAGAACGATTTCGTGCAGACCAAAAGCGTCTTACGGATAATAACACAGGTGGAGAGATACCACAAGATTCCAAGTCAAATACTGGGAATACAAAATAGTTATGACGCATTTTGTTTTGATGAGGCTATAGCTTATATTCAAAGTTACATGTATTATGATTATGAAGATGATGGTAAATTAAAATGGAGGAAAACCCCACATTGGATTGACGATGTTGCACCTAAAAATAATGAAGAAGTTGCAAAACTTATTCAAAAACAGATGCAAAAATATAATCGATGAGGGTGATATAAATGGCATTAAGTGCTGGAACAATAATGGCAACATTGGCATTATCTACAAGCCCATTCAAAGCCTCCCTACAATCAGCTCAGAATGATTTAAAAACATTTGCCAATGGAAGTGAAAGTACTGGCAAACGTATAACAGCATTAGGAAGTGCGGCAAATACTGTTGGAGCTTCTTTAGCTAAACATGTAACCCTACCTATTGTGGGTGTTGGAGCGGCGGCAATAAAGATGTCAAGCGACTTTGATGCTCAAATGAGTAGGGTTCAATCTGTTGCAGGAGCATCAGGTTCACAAATAGAGACATTAAGAAAACAGGCTATTGATTTGGGTGCTTCTACATCTTTTAGTGCTAGTGAAGCGGCTGTAGGTATGGAAAACCTAGCCTCTGCTGGTTTCTCAGTAAATGAAATTACTAGTGCTATGCCAGGTATGATGAACTTAGCGGCGGCTTCAGGAGAGGATTTGGCAACAAGTTCAGATATAGCGGCTACTACATTAAGAGGATTTGGTTTGGCGGCATCAGAAGCTGGTCATGTTGCAGATGTATTAGCACAAAATGCTAATGCAACAAATGCTTCAGTAGCTAGTACTGGGGAAGCTATGAAATATGTTGCACCAATAGCCCATACAGCAGGGATGAGCATGGAAGAAGTTACAGCGGCTATAGGCGAAATGGCTGACCAAGGTATACAAGGTTCACAAGCGGGTACTACCCTAAGAAGTGCATTGAATAGTTTGTCTAACCCTTCTAAACAAGCGGCTGGGCTTATGAAACAAATTGGATTTAGTGCTTTTGATACTAATGGAAAAATGTTGCCACTAAATGAAATTATAGGTAAATTACAATCTTCTACTAAAGGAATGACTCAGCAACAAAAAGCATTAACGTTATCAACCATATTTGGTTCTGATGCTTTAAGTGGTATGCAGGTATTAATCGGTGATGGTCAAGATAAATTAAAAGGCTTAACTAAAGAACTCAAAAACTCAGATGGTGCGGCTAAAGCGGCGGCAAAAACTAACCAAGATAACTTGAAAGGTTCGATAGAAGGTTTAAAAGGTTCTCTGGAATCAGCCGCCCTAGCTATAGGGAAAACATTGACCCCTGCTATAAGAAGTATTACTGACCATTTAGGTAATTTAGTAAAGGCTTTTAATAAGATGTCACCAGCTTCGCAAACATTTATTGTGGCAGTAGGTGGAGTAGTAGCGGCAATTGGACCTGCATTATTAATATTTGCTAAAACAGTTAAAGCAATACAAAGTATACATCAAGCCTTTACTATAGTTAAGGATGTAAAAGCTGTATCTACTGCTATAAGTGGAATTGGTAAAGCATTTAATGTTTTAACTTTAGGGGCTAATCCAGTAATGATTGCTATATATGGGATTGCCATAGCGGCATTAATTATATATAAAAATTGGGATAAGTTAGCACCATATTTTAAAAAGGTATGGGCGGTTGTTACTGGAATATTTACAAGTGCTAAAAATACTATTATGGGTGCGTGGAGCGGTATTACTGGATTTTTTAGTGGAATCTGGAATGGTATAAAAGCCGGTGTGTATATTGCAATTGCTGGGATATCTACAGGTTGGACAGCGGCAGTAACTGGAATTAAAACTGCATTTTCTGCAATTGGTAATTTTTTTGCTGGTGTTTGGAATGGTATAAAGGCAACAAGTCTTGCGATATGGAATGCAATGAAGGTTGCTGGGCTTGCAGTATGGAATGGTTTAGTAGGGGGAATTAAATCTATATGGAATGGGTTAGTAGCGTTCTTTAAAGCTTTCCCGGGTGTAATGGCTAATATAGGTAAGAGTATATTTAACTTCTTTAAAAACGGGGCTATATCTCTTTTAACTAATGCTGTTGCTGGTATAAAGGCTTTGTGGAATGGGGCTGTTAATTTCTTTAGAAGTATGCCTACAGTATTTGCTAATACGGGTAGAAATATATTTAGCTTTTTTAAGAATGGTGCAATCAGTTTATTAACTGGGGCAGTTGCTGGAATTAAAAAGATGTGGAATGGTTTAGTTAACTGGTTTAAAAATTTCCCTAAAAACTTTGTAAATATTGGTAAGGATATCATGCAAGGTTTATGGAACGGATTAAAGGCTATTGGGGGTAAAGTTGTAGCTTTTGCTAAAAAATTAGCCAAGGATTTATTAACTGGTATGAAGAGGGTATTTGGTATTGCTTCACCATCCAAACAAACTTATGCAATGGGTGGCTACTTGATGAAAGGACTTGAAAATGCCCTGCTGAGTGGTGCCGGACATATTAAGGCAGTAGTACAGAAAGTATTCGGTGGTGCTATTAATTTTGCACATGGTATTGTTGGTAGTGCCAAAGTAGGTGCATGGCTTACAACTGCATTAGCACAATCAGGAAAGCCTCTAGCATGGTTGCCAGCATTGCAAACTTTAGTACAGAAAGAATCAGGTGGTAACCCATTATCTGTTAATAGTCAGGCAGTGGGAGGAGAGCATGCCACTGGGTTAATGCAGATGTTAGGTTCTACTTTTAACAGTTATGCGGCTAGTGGACATGGTAATATAATGAACCCCATTGACAATATAATGTCAGCCTTAAATTATATTAAAGCTAGATATGGTAGCCCATATAATATACCACATTTATTTAGTGGAAATTATGTTGGTTATGCAACCGGAACAGATAATGCAACCCCGGGAGCACATGCAGTAGGTGAAAAAGGACTTGAGGTTGTACTGGGAAATGCGTTAAAATGGTTCAGAGGAGGAGAAACAGTTTTAAGTAATATGCAAACTAATAATTTAGTTACGAATATGACTTCTGTTTTAAATACTCTACAAGGATTAGTAACTGGTGTACAAGCTGGAATTACTGGTATAAGTAATACATTTGCAACTGCAAATGGGCTTATTGGTAATAATAAAGTAGAATTAGCAAAGAAAGCTCAAGATAGTTTGAATACTACAGGTGGCACACCTGCCAAAGTAGAATTACACTTAGATGGTAAATATGCTTTCACCGATAGAGAATCAATTGATTATTTATCTACTGTAATATCAAGAAAAATAACTGGTAATGTGAGGAGGAGAAAGTAATGGCAGATTTAAGCATGACTATAAATAGTAAAAGTGTATTAGATTTAAATGCTGATTTAATTGAATATACTTTTGGTACTAATAAAGCTGAATATACTTCTTATTGGTCAAGGCTGGCACCTTCCCCTTTAATTACTTCATTACTTTTTAAAGAAAAACCATTAACAGTATCTTTACTGGTGCATGGTTTAACTAAAACGGATGCTTTAATAAGTATAAGTAACATTACAAAAGAGCTGAGTAATGCCACAATACAATTTAATGATGCACAGTTTTTATATGATGTAATCTTAAATGGCGACCCGGAAGTTACGTGGTATGGTGACCCGGATACTAATATTGATGGTAATAATTATTTATATTTAGTGAAGTATACTTTAAGTAGTGGTTATGGTTATTTACCAGTGGTATCACAAACAGATACCCTGGTATTTAATAGTACAATACCACAAGCAATAACAGTGGTGCCACAGGGTAATGTAGCATCCCCACTAAATATTAATGCTAGAGTGGTATCCGGCTTAACAACAGATACTGGATTTTATTTTGGGATTAATAAACCCGGCACATTTAATATTTTAGATTCTTTTGTAACTAACCAATTTACTTTTATAGGTTTAAACAATGGTGATAATGCAGAGGTTGATACTGAAACATTTAAAACCTATAGAAATAATGTTATAACGCCACTAAAATTTAATGGTGATTTTCCAATATTGCCAGTAAAAAGAAGTGGCGAGCCTATTTTAATTAATGTTAATCCATATGCAGTTATGTCAGATGAGCATAACATTACATTAGAAGTAACCACAAGTTATAAACCTAGGTTTGTATAAAATTAGGAGGGATGATTTAAATGTTTAATGAAAGTATATCAATTAATGGACAACTTACAATTACCACTGGACAGGAAGGTGCCACTACAGATATAGTAATTGGAAATGCAAATGCAACTATACGAACTAATAATTTTGATATGGGTATAAGGTTTCAAGCTGACCAAACTGATACAATAAAAAATAATGCGGCACTTGTAAAAGCGGCTATTGATGAATTTGTAGCACAGGTAAATGAAAAAATTAATGCTACCACTGGTGTAGTAATAAGATAATTTTTAGGAGGATGATATATGAAAAAAGTAAAAGTAACAAATAGATATTTATTAAATAGAACTAAATTGCTAAGTATGATAATACAGGAAAAATTGCCAGTTTTAGCATCCTATGCAATAACTAAAAATGTGGAGGCAATTAATGATGCATTAAAACCATTTAATAAAGTTATAGGCAAAGTTAGAAATAAATTTGCAAAGAAGGATGATAAAGGTGAACCAATTTGTGATAAAAAAACTGGTTTGCCACTAATAGATGATGTAAGTGGTTGTAATGAAGAAATTAATAAACTATTAGATATTGAGGTTGAAATAAATGTAATGCAATTTAAAATAGCTAATTTAGGTAACGCAACTTTAAGTGGTGCCGAATTAGATGCATTAAAATTTATGATTGAAGATTTTTAATAGTTTTATAATAAGGAGGGTATAACAATATGTTAATAATTGCAGATACAAATTATGCTCAATTGGGGGTTTTACCTTCCGCCCAAGATATTAAAAGAACTAGGGATATAAGTGGCACCGATACGTTGGAGTTCAATTATGCTATGTTTAATGTTGTGGGGGCAGAAGAAATAAAAGATGATATGATTAATGTGATAAAAACACAAAATCATATTTTAACAGCAGACCAAGTATACGTAATTAAAGAGGTAAACCCAAGTTCAGATAATTTAATTGCAGTTGAATGTGAGGTAGATACAGAAGCTTTAAAAAGTTTATATAACAATGCCTTTACAAGAACCAATGTACCCATTACAGATATTGCAAACAATGCTTTAATTGGAAGTGGCTGGGTAGTTAATACTGATGTAACTAAATTGAGAAGTTTAGCAATGACTAATTCTACTGCATTAGATATATTGAAAAAATTGGCAGAAACTTATATGTGTGATTTACAGTTTGATGCTAAAAATAAAGTAGTTAACTTTTTAAAAAGCATGGGTACCAGTAAAGGTACATTTTTTAATGATAAATTAAATTTAGTTGCTTTAAATATTAAACAAGATACCCATGATTTTTGTACTAGACTAATACCAGTAGGTCAGAATAATATGTATATTACTGATGTAAATGGTGGTTTACCTTATGTAGAAAATCACCAGTACACAAATCAAGTTATAACTGCATATTGGTCAGCAGGTCAATATACAGATGCTAATGCACTTAAAGAAGATGCTATAGCTAAATTAGCAATTATGTCACAACCACAAGTTACATTTGATGCCACAGTTTTAGATTTAGCTAGAATATCAGAAATTAATCCAGATTTTGAAAATTATTCAGAATTAAGTTATAATATAGGTGATACTGTAACTATAATGGATTCAAAGAAAGAAATTGGACAAACTGTACGTATAGTGCAAACTGTAGAATATATGGATAAGCCAGAACAAAATACGGTGCAGTTTGATAGTATGTATCAGCTAATGGAAGATTTATTTGAAAAATCTTTACACACTACTGATACTGTAGATTCAATTACTACCCCCGATGGTGGTAGTGTAAATGGTGATACTGTAGATAAAATTGATTGGACTAAAGTACAAAATGTACAGGTGCAAACTGCACAAATTGCTAACCTAACAGTAACAACCGAAAAGGTAGCAGACTCAACTATAACAACTGCAAAGATAGGGGATGCACAAATAACTAATGCTAAAATATATAGTCTATCAGCAGATAAATTAACTGCTGGTACAATAGATGCTGGGGTTATTACCGTAACTAATTTGAATGCAGATAATATTAGTGGAGGTACAATTGATGCACATATTATAGGTGTTACTAATTTAAACGCTAGTAATATTGTATCGGGTACTTTAGATGCTTCCAAAATTGTGGTCGAAAATCTGGATGCATCCGCAATAACCACTGGTACGCTAGATGCCTCCCAAATATCCGTTATTAATCTAGATGCCTCATCTATTACTACAGGAACATTTAGTGCCAATAGAATATCTGGAGGTACTATAGATGCTAGTACAATTTCTGTAATTAATTTAGATGCTAGTGCAATTACAACTGGAACGTTTAGTGCTAACAGAATAAGTGGAGGTACAATTGATGCTAGTTTAATAAGTGTAATTAAACTAAATGCTAGCAATATTACAACCGGTGAATTAGACGGTACACTTATAAAAGCACATACAATTGTAGCTGACCAAATGGTTATCGGTACAATTACAGCTGATAGTGGTATTATAGCTACTTCTGCTATAGGTACAGCACAAATTGCTGATGGTAGTATCACGGATGCTAAAGTTGTTAATTTAAGTGCTAATAGTATTACTGCTGGAACTTTAAGTGTAGATAGGTTAATTATTAGGGGTAGTGATAAAAGCATTGTTTATGAATTAAATAACATTGCTGGAGCTACACAGGTATTAAGCCAAACTACAATTAATGGTGAAGCATTAACAGATAGAACTATTACTGCTGATAAAGTTGTAGCTAATGCAATCACTGCAAATGAGATAGCAACTAATACTATTACAGCAAATTCAGGAATTATTGCTTCACTTGACGCCACTAAAATAACAACTGGGACACTTGATGCGGCACAAATTAGTGTTATTAATTTAGATGCAAGTTCAATTACTACAGGTGAATTAAGTGGTGATAGAATTAATGGTGGTACAATTACAGGAGTAAATATTGTTGGTACTACTATTAAAACTAATAATACTGCAAATTATTTAACATTACATGACCAACAAATATCAATATTTCAAAATTCAAATGAAATGATTAGTTTGGGATATATGGTATATGGTTCAAATACATTACCATTAATACAAATGTTTGGTAAACATTTAATATCAAGAACCGGGGCAACTGATGATGGTACAATGACTATTGGTGATATAAAACCTGCCGACCTAACTAATGGTAAGGTATCTATTTATAACATTAGTGCATTAGGAGCTTTTGAATGTTGGGGTAATTCAAAGTTTAATGCAGATATGGAAATTGATGCAACTTTAAATGTTGTAGGCAGTAGTGGTTCCGGCAGTGGTACGGGGGCAGTAAGCACTGATTCATTATTAGTTAGAACTAACGCCAATTTCTTAAATGGTAAAGTTATAATTTCATCTAGTTATATAGATATGTATGATGCCTTATGGATGAATGGCAACAATATAATGATGAGTGGTGGAAATATTGCTAGTGCTGGAACAATATCAGCTAATAATTTTTATGGTATCGGTAAAGTACCGGCATACACATCCTCATCATTAAGTATCCCAACTGGTAATTCAGTAACTATCGCCCATAATTTAGGCTATCATCCTATAATTAGATTAAACGGAACTGTAGGAAATTTAATTGTTACCACACAAGATACTGATGTAAACCATACTAGAATTTATTGTTATAGTGGTGGTGGGGCAACATTTAGTGGATACGCCTATTTTTATTAAAGCATGTAACCAGTGTACAAGTTATACTGGTTACAATATAAAAAAAATTAAGGGAGAGATTTAATAATGGCAAACACAATTAAACTTGATAATGGAAAGGTAATTACATTGGCACCTAAGGGGTCATTTGTAAAGGTTGGGGTAACAGGTAATTCAGATAAATCATTAATATTTGATAAAAGTAAAACTTTAAAAACTACTGCAAATGCTACAGTATTTCCAGCCACATTTACAATACCTGAATATAGTGCATTACAACCAAAAAACCAAAATCCATATAATTCATGTACTGCACACTCAGCAAGTTATTTATTTGAAATAGCTCATTACAAATTATTTGAATCTATTATGAAATTTAGCACTGATTTTTTATATGGTAATAGAGGCGTATATGATTTAATGAAAATACCAGATACCAAAGATGATGGTATGACACCAGAGCAAATAGGTTCCAGAATGGTAGCATTTGGAGATACGCCATGGGATGTATTACCCGGTACACACTCAACAATGGATGCAAAGCTAAGTTTAAAGGTTTTAGCAGGTTATTATAAAAGTGTAGCAAGTAGTTACAGATATTTTAAATATGCTACCCAAGTAATAACTGTAGATGAATTAAAACAGGCTTTAATCGATGGTAAATGTTGCTGTGTTTATATTAAAGTATATACGGGTGGCATGAATAATAATCAATTTAATTCCAAAGGTAGCTATATAGGTGACCACGCGGTATGTGTTATTGGTTGGGATGAGTTAGGAATTAATTTATTTAATTCATGGTCAACAGATAAAGCAGATTGTAACTGGTATATACCTTATGAAGATTTTGATGCTATTTTAACATTTTGCTGGGCATTTGATGTAGATAGCCCACAGGGTTATGTAGATACAGATGCTATTTTAGAAATGCCACATGAGGTAAGATTTAGTATACGTGATGTAAGTGGTAACCAAACAGATTCAAGATATTTATTAGCATCCAATAGGCATGAAGCACTACAAGCTATAAAAGAATCACCCATGGCACTAGATAGTAATGATGTTGTATTTATAGAATCTTTGGCTGTTGAAAAATATGAGGATAATAGTTATGATGTAATTTCACCAGTAACAAAACAAATGAAAAAAACATTTAAATATGTAAATACTGGCAGTGATGAAATGAGTTTTGGTGCTAAATTCTTTTCTGAGCTATTACAGAATCCGTTTAATCCAATATATGATGGATTAATATTAGCTAAGCAAGGTGATAATATAGATGGAATACCAGCTCAATGTATGGTAGGTGCTAAAATTACGGAAGGTAGGAAATATCAACCATTTTTCTTAACTGATAATAATACGCCAAGCAATGAAGCTATTTATTTTGCACAGAATGATGATACTGATAAATATAAAAATATTATTGGTAGTAATGCTTTAATATCTGATGACATTGTAAATAAAATTTTAGGTGGTATGAAAACAAGAAGAATATATGGGGCTAATAGATATAGTTCTGCAACTGCTATAGCCGATTACGTTGTAACTAACCCAACTGATATAATAATAGTTAACCAAGCCGATTGGACAGACGCACTATGTGCATCAGCCTTAACAGTTAGGAATAATACACCAGTTTTATATGTAGATGGTACAGCTACATTAAACCAAGAAGTAATAGATTATATTAATGCACACCCATCTATTAGTAGTGCCACAATTTTTGGCGGACCTGCATTAGTACCTGATGCGATTATAACTAAATTATTTAATTTAGGACTTGTTGTTGGCAGATATTATGGTTCAGATAGATATGAATCTTCAGGTATAATAGCAGATAATTTAGGTGGTAACTATCACACTGTAACACTTGCAGTGGGTACTGATTTTTCAAAGTGCTCCAGTGCGGCGGCTATAGCCAGCATAGTAGGTGGACCATTACTTTTATGTGACGGTTTATCATTAAATGCAAAGGTTGCATCAATTATAAATAGTTATAAAGCCAAATATAACTCACCTATATTATTAGGTTCTGTGGCATCTGCATTTAGCACAACATTATTAAATTCTTTAAATAGTTAATAAAAATAAGGATTTACCAATTAAGTATAATATATTATAATGAATAAAGGAGGTATATCCTCCTTTATTTTTTATTGGTGTAGTCCAAAGGTGGTGATAGTATGGACAAACTAAATATACACTGTTTACAAGTGGGGGTTGCAGGTGCCTTATTGACATTTTTATTTGGAGGTTGGGACATGAGTTTAGAAATATTGGCAGTATTTATACTGCTGGATTATATTTCCGGGTTAGTAAAAGCATTTACAACAAAAACAGTAAATTCTCAAACGGGATTTAAGGGTTTATTGAAAAAATCTGAAATCCTTATCATCCTTATAGTGGCAACGCTTTTGGATAGATTAATAAATAGTGGTGACTGGATTTTTAGAACCTTAGTATGTTATTATTATATTGCAAACGAAGGAATATCAATATTGGAAAACTGTGGTAAAAGTGGATTACCAGTGCCACAAAAACTGGTAGATGCATTAGAACAATTACAGGGAATTAAAAAGAATAAGGAGGAAAATAAAGATGAAGAAAATAGCAGACATAAGTAATTTAAATGGCAATGTAGATGTAAAGCTACTATTTAATTTAGGTTATATAGGCATTATTGCCAAAGCATCAGAGGGCGGCACATTTGTAGATAAGTATTATAAACAAAACTATACAAATACTAAAGCTCAAGGAAAAATAACTGGTGCCTATCATTTTGCAAATTTTTCTACTATAGCAAAAGCTCAGCAAGAAGCAAACTTCTTTTTAAATTGCATAGCAGGTACTACCCCAGATTTTGTTGTATTAGATTTAGAACAGCAATGCACCGGTGATATTACAGATGCGTGTTTAGCATTTTTAAATATTGTGGCTAAAAAATTTAAATGTGTTGTATATTGTAACTCAAGTTTTATAAAAGAACATTTAAATTCTAAAATATGTGCTTATCCATTGTGGATTGCTAATTATGGTGTAGCCACACCAGCTTTCACACTTTGGACAAAATATGCAATGTGGCAGTTTACGGAAAAGGGACAAGTTAGTGGCATTAGTGGCTATATTGACTTTAGCTATATAACTGATGAATTTATAAAATATATTAAGGGGGAAGATGAAGTGGAAAATTTAGTAGTTTATAATGATGGTGCAGACCAAAGAGCGGCAGAATATTTAGCAGATAGATTGGCATGTCCAACTATTAACAATGCTAGGAAATTTGATTATAGTAATGTTAAAAATGTATATGCAGTTGGTGGCAATAAAGAACAGTATACTTCATACCTTACAACTTTAATTGCAGGCTCAACAAGGTACACAACTATGCAGGCAGTACTTGATTACATTAAAAATTTAAAATAGGAGGATTATAAAATGAATGAACAATTAGCGATAATTTTAGCATTAGTGTTAGGCGTTATAGCTGTATCTATATGGGTAGTACCCATATTAAAGAAAAAGAACATTGATATAGAAAAATTAGCAACTAAAGCAGAATCTGTTATAAGTGCAAGCGACCCTTTAATTGATTTAGCAAAGGAAATACCGGCAATTAATAAAGGTGCCACTATAATAGAAACAATTAAAAATGGTGCGTTGGTTGGTGCTAAAACAGCTGAGCAGTTGGGTGGCATTGGTAGCCTAACAACAAACGATGAGAAGTTTAAATCAGCTCAAAGTACGGTGTATGCTTTATTAGCAGAATTAAAAATTACACCTACTGATAATCAAAAGAAACTTATAGATGATTATATACAAGCGGCTGTATATGATTTACCAAAAACAAATAAATAAAAAATAATTTAAAAAAACCTCTTGCATATTATATATTAATGTTTTATAATAATAACTGTTAAAACAAATATTAAATATACGGAGGTTTTTATTATGAAAAGAAATAGTATTAAAAAATTAATTACATGTGTTTGTATTAGTGTAAGTTTACTTAGTTTTGCAGGTTGTGCCTCAACTGTTGATGTTTCACAGACTAAACCCGTAACTCAATATGAGCAAACATTAAGTAAGACATTTACAAGAGCAAAATTAGAATCAAGTCAATATCGATATGATGATAAGGATGGTAGTTTAAATGTGTTACTAAACTTTAACACAGCAATGGATACAAATGGTGCATTAAACCAACTAAAAAAGACGACTGTTAATAGTTTGCATAAAAGTTTAAATGGTAATGATGATGCAGTAAAGACAATAACATTACAAGTAAAAGTTAAAGATAGCGGCAACACTTACCAATACCAATATGAAAATGGAAAGTGGAATAAATAACACCCCGGGGATGGGGTGCTTTTTTTATTTAAAAATAATTTGAATATTTTTATGAAAAAGACTTGTATATTATATAATAATGTTATATAATAATGTCAACAAGTAAGGCAGGGAGGAAATAAAAAATGAAAAAAGAAAATTTTGAAATTGGAATGAAATTTGAAAATAAAAAAGATAGTGCAGAGGTTGGCACAATAGTAAAATTATATGATAACAGAGTATTATTTGAATTTGATGGTGGTAGACAAAAAAGTTATAGCATGAGTACAGTTGAAAGATGGTGGAAATATTTAACCACTGTAAAAGAAGAAGTTATTAATAAATTAGGTTTAAGTACAGAATTAACATCGGCTGATGAATTAAACTTAGCAGAATTTAAAAGTAAAATGGATGCTAAAATATTTAGAAAGGCATTGCCGGCACCAAAGAAAATTGGTAAAAAACCATTACCCACTAATGACACAATTACAAGTTATTATAAAAACATTGTACAGTTATTTGAACAAAAAGGTTGCAAAGTTAAATACACTAAATATAACACTGTACTTAGAGCAATAAAAAGAAATGTAGCAGAAATAAGGTTGCAGAAAAGGTCAATAGTTGTAAGAGTTGATTGTAGGGCGATAGAAAAAACAGATTTTGATAGAGTTAAAATAGCTGATGATAAATACAAATGGACATTAAATGCAATATTTAAAATAAAAAATGCAGATGATTATAGTTTTGCAGTAAAAATATTAATGGAAGCTTATGAGTATGCTATGAGTCGTTAAACTTATAGCATACACTGAAGGGGGTTATAATTATGGTTACAATAAAAGAAAAGGAAGCAATTAAAGTAAAAAATAAAAGAGCATTGTTTATTAGTTTTGATTATAGTTTAGAATTAGTAGATAAGGTTAAACAACTAAAAACAAGGTATTACAATCCAAAGACACATGAATGGGAGGTGCCAAAGCGGGATTATTTAGATGTTATAAGGCTATTTAATGGCGAAGTTAACATTGATGCAAGTGTAGATAAAAAGTTGCTTAAAAAGGCGGATAACGTTAAAACATTTAATGATGTAGATGTAAGTAAGTATAGTAAATATAAACCAAAAACAAAGTCTTACCAACACCAATTAGATGCAATGAATTATGCTATAAATAATAATAAATTTTTATTAGCAGATGAACAAGGCTTAGGAAAAACAAAAGAAGCTATAGATATTGCTTGTATGCACAAAGGTGAATTTAAATATTGTTTAATAGTATGTGGTGTTAATTCAGTAAAGGTAAATTGGTTAAATGAAGTTTGTAAACACAGTAAAGAAAAAGCTCATATTTTAGGTAGCAGTATAAACAGAAAAGGTAAATTGAAAATTGGCAGTATTAAAACACGATTTGAAGATTTAACAGCAATTTATAATGGTACAAGCCGATATTCAAATTGCTACTTTTTAATTACTAATGTGGAAACTTTAAGATATGATAAAATACAAGATTTGTTAAGCACAATGACCTTAGATGGCACTATTGGCATGACTGTTATAGATGAAATACACAAATGTAAAAATCCGGCTGGTGGCATTGGTAAGGCTATACACAGTTTAAAAAGTTACTACAAAATAGGGTTAACAGGTACGCCACTAATGAATTACCCACTAGATTTATATAACTTATTAAAATGGTTAGATGTTGAATTTCATAGTTTTTACCAGTTTAAACAATATTATTGTATTTTAGGCGGCTATGGTGGAGGTGAGGTATTAGGATTTAAAAATTTGGCTAAGCTAAAACATAAATTAAATAACGTTATGCTTAGGCGTTTAAAAGAAGATGTATTAGATTTGCCGCCAAAAGTTGTACAAGATGAATTTATTGAAATGACAGTTAAGCAAACTAAAATATATAATTCAGTTTTAAACTCAGTTAAAGATGATTTAGATAAAATAACAACGTCGAATAACCCATTGGCACAGCTTACTAGATTAAGACAGGTAACAGATTATACTGGATTAGTAAGTGAACGTGTTTTAGAAAGTGCAAAATTAGATAGATTAGAAGAATTAATAGATACAATAAATGCAAATGGAAAAAAGACCATAATATTTAGTAACTGGGAAAAGGTTACACAGGAAGTTAAGAAAAGATTAATTAGGTTTAACCCAGCCTATATAACTGGCAAAGTTAAAAATATAGACGATGAAGTACAAAAATTTCAGAATGATGATAGCTGTAAAATTATTATTGGAACTATTGGTGCCATGGGTACTGGTTTAACCCTGACAGCGGCGTCATATGTAATATTTTTAGATGAGCCATGGAATAGGGCATTAAAAGACCAAGCAGAAGACAGGGCGTATAGAATTGGAACAAATAGTACTGTTAGTATAATTACACTGCTATGTAATAATACTATAGATGTAAAAGTACATGAGTTAGTAAAACAAAAGGGTCAATACTCAGATGTACTTGTCGATGGCAAAGTAAATAAAATGAATAAAAATAAACTTGTAGAATGGTTACTTGAATAGGAAAGGGGAAAAATAAAATGTTAAAAGATAATATTAATTATTTAAGAATAGGTGAGGTGGCTAAAAGGATTGATAAAACTACCCAAACAATTAAATCATGGTATGGCTGGGCTGAATTTACTGGGGATAAAGAAATACAAAGTGGGTTGCCTACTATATATAGATTTGATAAAAGGGGTACTAGGTACTTTAAGGAAAGTGATATACCACAGCTAGAAAAATGGTACAATAAATATATTAGTTATGGTACTATGAGTAATTATTTAAAGGCTAAGAAAAAATAATAAAAAATAAAGGTACCATTTAATGGTACCTTTAAAATAAAATAATTGGAGGTTAAAACATGAAAAAAGATTTAGAAGCATTGGTTAACGATTATCATAAGTATAACACAGAGGTAAAAGAATTACAAAAGAAAGTTAAGGATTTGAATAAAAATATTAAAACTAATTTTAAAGAATTGGGAATATCTGAATATGCAAGTAAAAATGGTGTTAAAATAACTATTACTGAAACTGAGAGGGTTACACCCAACGAAGATAAAATGTTGCAACGATTAAAAGATATGGGTTATACTGATTGTATTACAACTAAAGAGATTATCGATGTAGCCAAATTGGAGGATGCAATATATACCCACAAGATAGATGCCACCAAACTGTCAGACTGCAATGATAGTTAAAAAAGTTGTAACTATAAGGTGTAAATATACTGGTAACAAATAAAGTGCGGTTGTGGGGGTGATATAATGAACAATAATTGTTGTCAAAATTGCAAAGATAGACATTTACTTTGTCATGTTGATTGCAATGATTATTTAGCAGAAAAAGCTAGACGTGACGAGATTAATGTAGCTAGGCATAAATGGTTAGCTGATAACTACTACCCATCTGAAACTAAAAAGAAGGCTATAACAAAAACTATTAAAAGGCACAATGGTTATAAATTTTCATAAATATTTAGGAGGTTAATAATATGGCAAAATTAAAAAGTATTAGATGCGAATACGGTACAAGCTTTCAAACAGGTGGACCAAATGGTGTATGGCATAAAGTTGGCTGTGCAGTAGAATTGGAATTAGAAAACAATGATAACAGTAAAAAGGTTAAAGAGATGGCATGGAATACAGTTGTAGAAGAAATAGAAAAACAAATTGAAGATATACAAAAGAATTTTTAACTTTAATGATTTAAACTAAATATGATATAATTTATGCAGGCTATAAAAATATAATGCCTGCATAAATATTTAAAATAATTGGGAGGTTATTTTATGAGTATTATACATGATTTACTAAATAGTGGTAACACCGTTACAGCATATGCACCCCTTATAGATAAGATTGGAGCAGTGCCAGCAATTTTATATAGCAATTTACTTTATTTAGATAGTATATTTACAGAAAATCGGGTTGATGGTTATTTTTATACTACCCATACACAGGTAAGAAAATTTACTGGTATAAAAGAACATACCCAAACAAGAGCCTATAAAAAATTAAAAGATATTAATTTAATTGATTGTAAGATGATGGGTGTACCTGCAAAAATGTATTATAAAATTAATGCAGATGATGGAGTTTTATTAAGGATTTTAGGAGCTGATTTTCCTGCATCAAGAGTTGCCAAAGTGGCAGGTCTAGACTCAACAACTAAGAAAGTTAATGATATCAATGGTTTATGTACTAAACAAGAAATTACAGAGTTGCCAGAGTGGCACTCAAGTAATCAAGTAGACAATCAGTCTTCTACTAAAACAAATAAATCTATAGATAAATCAACAAGTAAATCAGACTCATCGACAACGCATAAAAATAATACTAATAAATTATTTAGTACCCCAGATGTAGTTGGCGGCATTATAATTTATTTAAACAACGTTTTAGGTACCCATTTTAGAAATACAGATACTAATAGCAAGCTAATTAAAAAACTGTTTGCCAATAAATACACTGTAGATGATATTAAGTTTGTTATAGATAATAAGTTTGCAGAGTGGCATGATGACCCTAAAATGGCAAAGTATTTAAGACCTAGCACATTATTTAGGGAGAGCAATTTTGATAAATATGTTAACGAGCCGATATTTAAAAAAGTTAGTAAGTGGGATAATTTTGGAAGGGATGTTAGTTACCATACAACTACAAAACCAGCACAGGCAAAAGATGATGATGTAACTGGGGAAAAGATGTAGTGTTTAAATAGCCAAATTTTTAGTATATACAATGCTGGTATGCTTTAAAATATATTTTTAGGGTAATTGTGCTTTTAACTGTGATGCAATGCCTTAAAATATATTTTTATTGAATAATATAAATTGTACTTTAATTTTTGGTTACTTGTTTGATATAATAGTTAACAAGGAGGTTAATGGTGATGTACAAGTATGAGTTTAATGCCAATGAGTGTTGGTTTAAAAGCGTTTGTAAGGATTATAAAAAACCGGAGGAATGTTACCGCGGTTGTTTAAGATACATGGTAATGCACTATTTAGCATATATGAGTGATGTGCCAAAGAAAATGCAATACCCGGAGTATTTAATGGTTGATGTGCCAAAAGCTGATAAAGCGGCTTATTTAGAACTTAACAGGTTAAAAAGTAATATATGTGATTTTGTAAGCTATGGCGGCAGTTTATTAATACAAAGTAAAAATACTGGTAATGGTAAAACAACATGGGCTATAAAGTTGCTTATGAAATTTTTAGAAAAACAAATACCGGTTTGCAAGTTAGAGCCACAAGGTAGATTTGTTAATTTAACTAATATTTATACAAAAATGCGTATGAATATACAGAGTAATAGTGGCTACACTGAAAAGTTGATGCATGATATGTATAATTTGCCATTAGTTGTTTTTGATGATATTGGGGTGGCGGATTTAAGCAAATACGAATATACTACACTTTATGATATAATAAATACACGTTGTAATAATGGGTTGGCTAGTATTTATACAACTAACTTAATAGGTGCAGAATTATTAGATGTGTTGGGTAATAGATTATATAGCAGAGTTAATAATGGTGAGGTTGTTACATTTACCAGCAAGGACAGGAGGGTTAATGCACATGAAAGAGATGGTAGAATTACAGGTACTAAATAAATTAATTAAGCAAGGCAATTTAAATTTATTAGCACAGAATGATATAAATGCAGATTATTTTGTAACCTACAAAGATGAGTTTGCATTTATACGAGAACATTATGAAAAATATGGCAACGTTCCAAATATTGAAACTATGGTGGCAACATTTGAAGATTTTGAAAATATTGATGTTACAGAAAGTGATAAATATTTAGTTGAAACATTGAGTGAAAAGTATTTGTATATGCGTATGTTACCAGTTTTAAATAAGGTAGCAGAATTAATTGCAACGGATAGTACAAAGGCTATTGAGTATATGTTACCCCAAATACAAAAATTAAATGAATTAAAAAATAAGGGGTATAATGCAGGTTATGATTTAGTTAAAAACTCATTGGATAGGTGGAATGATTACCATGCAAGAAGTGAAAAGCATGGTATGCTGGGAATAAGCAGTGGATTAGACGATTTAGACCGAATAACTTTTGGTTGGCTTGACGGAGAAGATTTAATAACCATACTGGGAAGAACAAATGAAGGAAAAACATGGTTGCTATTATATTTTTTAGTGGCGGCATGGAACCAAAGGAAACGTGTTTTATTGTATAGCGGTGAAATGGGTGTAAATATGATTGGTTATAGATTTGATACGCTGGCAAAGCATTTTAGTAATTTGGGACTTATGACTGGTGATACTAAACTAGGTGAGGGTGGTAGCATTGAGTATAACAACTGGCTTACAAATTTAGCTAAACAAGATGTGCCATTTATCATAGTTACCCCAAAGGATTTAGGAAATAAGCATTTAGATGTACCTACACTGCATACACTTATAGATAAGTATAAACCTGATATTATTGGTATTGACCAGTACAGTTTAATGGCAGATTATAGAGCGAAAAAAGGTGACCCAAACCGAATTAAACTAGCACATATTAGTGAAGATTTATTTAATACAAGTGAAAAGTATAAAAAACCTATTTTAGCAGATGCACAAGCTAAAAGGAGGCAGAAAAAGAAAAAAGATGAAATGGACGAAGATACACCAGATACCGATGAAATACAGGAAGCAGATGCAATTGGACAAAATAGTAGTAGGGTGATAAGTATGAAGCAAGTAGCCGCTGGGCTTAAAATGACTGTAAAGAAAAATAGATATGGTTTAAATAATAAAGATTTATTATACTTTTGGGATATTGATAAAGGTGATTTTAAATCACTTAATGGCACTCCACATAATGAAGATATTAAGCAGGAAATACAAGATAAACAGGGGGAGGATGAATTTAAAAATGGGACAGAAGTTTTTTAAAGTATTAAAATTAGTTGCATTATTTGCTATAACCTTTATTATTGGTATGTTTATAGGTGGATTATTTACTATAAAATAGGATGTGATTAAGATGAAGGGTAAATTTTTAGCAGGCATACTTTATTTTTTATATGGATTTTTAATTTTTGATATAGCATTAATGGTTGCTTTATTAATTTAATAGTTGGAGGGAAAATAATGAAGATTAAAGATGTAGTACAATCTTTTATAGGTGCAGTGGTAGCTATTATAGTTACATTATTTATTATATCTGTTATAGCGTTGGGTATTGGAGTATCTGCATATGGTTGGATTAAATTTTTACAATTGATTTTTTAGGAGTGATTAAATGATTATTAACGATGTGCCAGTTTTGGCAGATGTAGAAGCTATATTTACAGAACTTAGAAATCAATTGCAATTAAATGACATTGATTTATTACACGATATAAAGCCAACTAATAACAATATACAGTTTACTTGTATAAAACATGCAGGTGGACACGAGCATAAGCCCAGTTGCGGTATAAGTGAAGTTGATGTTAGGCGTGGTGATAAGGTGTTTCCAGCAGGCACCGTGCATTGTTTTACGTGTGGTTACACTGCACCTTTGGATATATTTATTAGTGATTGTTTTGGCAAAGATGATTTTGGCTCTTTTGGGTTTAAGTGGTTAATGAAGAATTTTGTAAGTTTAGATATTGAAACTAGAAAAAAGATGGATTTTGGTTTTAATAGTAGATTACAAGATGTGCAGGCACCACAACCTAAAATAAAATATATAACAGAAGCAGAGCTTGAAACTTATAGATTTATACATCCTTATATGTATAAACGTAAATTAACAGATGAGATTATAGATGATTTTGATGTGGGCTATGATAAAAATACTAGGTGCCTAACATTTCCAGTTGCAGATAAAAATGGGAATATTTTATTTGTATATAGAAGAAGTGTTAATAGTAAATTTTTTAATGCTATAAAAGATACAGTTAAAAGTAAAACAATTTATGGAATAGATAAAATTTATCAAAATATTAGCAAAATAAGCAGTGTAATAATTACAGAAAGTATAATTAATTGCTTAACTTGTTGGACGCATGGAAAACCTGCTATGGCTTTATTAGGCACTGGTGCAGTTAACCAGTATAAAATATTAAGGGAATTGCCAATACGAAATTTAACATTAGCCCTAGACCCGGATGAAGCTGGTATGCGTGGTACAGAACGATTGTATAAAAACTTAAAGGATTGTAAAATACTATCAAAGGTTGCATACCCTAAGATTATGTATAGAAAAAAGTTAGATTTAAATGATATTTCGTATGATGATTTTGAAAAATTATCAACAATTTTAATTTAACCTCTTGAATGTTATATAATAATGTTATATAATAATATTAACAAATAAATGAGGGGGAAATTAAAAATGTTGAATTTAGAAGAATTTAAAAACATGGCAACAATGTACAATGGTAGCACTGCAAAGATAGAGGATTTGGTAAAAGAATATAAGATTACTGGAAGCCCTATTTGTTTTAGTGTTATTGTAAGTACCCTTACAAAATTAATTACAAGTATTGCAGGTAAAAGCAATTATACCAATTTAGCAGATGCTGATAAGTTAAGCAGTATATTATACAATATAGAATTAGCTACACAATCATATGATGTAACTAAAAAGGTTAAATTTACAACATATGTATACACCTATTTAATAAATGGACTTAATAGTGCAAATAGTAGATATGTAACTAAAAAATCTGTACAAGCTTATGACAATGTTAAATATAGTTATGAAGAATGTGTTGCAAGCAAAGATGATAAAGAGGCACCAGACCATAATTTAGATGATGTTGATTTAGGTGTAGTTTTGGGACAAGCTGGATTAACGGATAAAGAATTGGCAGTGTGCCGCATGATAGTAAAGGAGCCACATGATTTAAAGAATACAGAAATTGCAAGAGAATTAGGTATTACAAGTGCAGGTGTTAAGTATATAAAAAATAAAATTGCTAAAAAGCTGTCATTAGTTTATAGCAGGAGGGGTAAATAAATTGGTACGATTGAGTAAATACAGATATTTTATAAGTTATTATTTTTGGGATTCAGAAGGTAGGTATGGTATAGGTAATATGAACATGAGTAAAAATTATTCTAAATTATCACCGAGTAATTTAACTGGCAAAAGTTTTTTAAACTTAATTAAACAGAAAGTTAACCCATGTGTTGTAAAAGTAGAAGTACTAAATGTACAACCACTATTTAAATAATACCAATATAGTATTATAATAGAATATACAATAATTATTATTAATTAAGGGGGTTTAAAAATGATAGAAGTTTATACATCACCAAGTTGTCCTAAATGTGCCGCTATAAAAATGTATTTGGATGCACAGGGAGTAAATTATTTGGAAAAGAGTGTAACAGTTGAAAAGTTTATGGGTGAGCTGGTTGCACAGAATATTTTGACTGTACCAGTTGTAAAATATGATGATAAGATATGCACTGGTTTCAATAAAAAATTTTTAAGATGGAGTGATACAAGATGTTAGATGTAGTAAAAACAATTGATGATTATCTTAGTAAAAGAACATGGAAAGTTAAAAATAATTCAAATGCTCCTTACAGTTTTGGTGCATTGAATAAGTATTTGCAGGAAGCTGGTTCAAAAGAATATTGGCTAAATAAAGTTTATACTCCGGAAATTAAAAAGTTTCATGAAGATGGATTTGGTCATATACATGATTTGGGGGGCTTAACGATATATTGCTGTGGTTATAGTTTACAGAAAATATTGTTAATGGGTGTTAAGGGTGTACCAAATATACCAACTTCAGCACCTGCTAAACATTTTGATGCAATACTGAATCAACTTGCAAATTTAGTTACTGTATTTCAGAATGAGATTATGGGGGCAGTTGCATTTAGTGCCTTTGATACTTTACTAGCACCATTTATAAGAGAAGATAATTTGGATTACCGACAAGTTAAGCAAAGCATACAAAATTATATTTATAGTGTAAATAGTAATAGTAGAAATGGTGCAGAACCTGCATTTAGTAATTTAAGTTTTGATATATTTGTACCAAGGGATTTAAAAGAGCAACCTGCAATAATAGGGGGTGTACCAACAGGGCATACTTATGGTGAATATCAAAAAGAGATGAATATGCTAAATAAAGCATTCTATGAAGTTATGCTACATGGTGATGCATTAGGAAAACCATTTGCATATCCGATACCAACATTTAGTATTATGAATGGATTTGATTGGGATAACCCAAATAATGCAGATTTATGGAAAATGACTGGTAAATATGGCTACCCATATTTCAGTAATTTTATGAATAGCGATATGGACCCAAGTGATGTAAGAAGTATGTGCTGTAGAATGAATTTAGATTTAAGGCAGTTAAGAAAGAGAAATGGTGGCTTATTTGGTAGCGGTGATAGCACTGGTAGTATTGGTAATGTAACTTTAAATTTACCACGATTTGGGTTATTAAGTCATGGTGATAAGGGTGAATTAAAACGTATCATTAAAAAATATATGATTATAGCAAAGGATTCATTGGAACTAAAAAGAGCATGGCTATCAGAAAATGTATTAGGTACTGGATTAATTCCAGCGTTTGATACGTATGTTGGTACATTAGATAACCACTTTAGTACAATTGGACATGTTGGTTTAAATGAAATGTGTTTAAATTTTAATGGTAAAGATATTTTGGATGCAGATAATAAAAAATTGTGTGAAGAATTATTGGATTACATGTCAGAATTATTAATAGAATTTCAAGAGGAGACTGGTCACCTATATAATTTAGAAGCATCGCCAGCGGAAAGTACGTGCCATAGTTTAGCATTAAAGGATGTTGAAAAGTATGGCAGTAAAATAAAAACACAGGGTGAAGGAAACAGTGTTTACTACACTAATAGTTGTCATATACCGGTTTCAAAAGTATCAAGCTTACAACAATTATTTGAACATCAAGACGGTTTGCAGGTTAAATATACAGGTGGAACAGTGGTTCATATTTATACTGGCGGGGCTATAAGTGGTGAGCAAGCTAAAAGTATTATAAAAACAGTTTGTGAAAATTATAGGGTGCCATACGTAAGCATTTCACCACTTGTTTGTTATTGTCCTAAGCATGGTGTATTAGATGAAACAGTTGAATACTGTCCAAAATGCGGCACTAAAACGACTTATTTTCAACGAATTACTGGTTATATTAGAATAGTTGATAATTTTAATGCAGGTAAGATGGCAGAATTTTATGATAGACACCAATTATTAAAGTAAAGGAGTTGACAAAAGATGCTATATAAAGGCTACATTAATGAACGGTCAGAAGATGCACCGTTCATAGGTGCTTTAATAATTGCTAATGATTGCCACCATAATTGTTACGGATGTTGTAATCAAGAATTGAAATTAATTGCTCCATACAATGAAACAGCGGAGCATATTATTAAGCAGGTTAAAGCAGATATATTTAACAAGGGCATCATTTTAGCTGGATTGGAGTGGACAGAACAACCCGATGATTTACGTGCATTATACTGGGAAGCACAAAAACAAGGATTGGAAGTTATGATATATACACATTTAACAGTAGATGAGTTTATGGATAAATTTAAAGATATTTGTAAACATTGCTATGTTAAATTTGGCGAGTATAAGCAAGATGCCAAAACTGATTATTTAAAATTATATGATGTTAAGTTGGCAACTGCAAACCAGTATATTATAAAATTTAATTAGAAAGCACTTTAATTTTTAGCTACAAAGATGATATAATAAATGTAAAACAAAATAAATTAAAATTTTAGGAGGTTAATAGTATGGGAGCAGGACGTGTTGATTTAGATACTGCATATAATGATTATAGCGAAGGTGGATTTGATTATTTTCAATTAAAAAATGATGGTGATTCAGTAGTTGCAAGGATACTTGATGTTGGTGCATATATAGTACATGAATTAAATGTTAATGGAAAGAAAAAATATGTACAATGTTTGAGAACACAAGATTGTCCGGGTTGTTTGGCAGGTAGTAAACCAAAACCAAAAGTATTATTATTTTTATATGTACCTGATGATAATAAAATTTATGTTTGGGAGCGTGGCAGACGATTTATACCTAAAATAAATGGGCTTAAAAATAAGTATGGTAACTTAATTAATAGGGAATTTGAAATAGAGCGTCATGGTAAGCCTAGAGATACAAATACAGATTATGCTTTTTACCCATTAGACCAAACTGAAGAAGATAAAAAAGTAACAATAAAAGATTTTCCAGATTTGCAAACTATAGAAGATGCAGTTGAGGATAATTTTGTACAAGCATTAGATGCACAAGCCATGACTAAATTAATAGGGTTGCAGGCAGAAGAGGATGCTGAGGTAGTACCTAGACCACGTGGCAGACATGGGAATAGAGGCACCACAGGAGCAGACGTATTTTAGGTTAAATTACATTATTGGTGATACTTAGTTGTATCACCTTTATTTTTAGGAGGAATAATATGGCTTTATTTAATTTTAATAGAAAAGGTATAGATGCAAGTAGTGCAATTAAACGTACTAAAAAACGTAAAGTGAGTACACCAGTTAGAGGCGGCAATAATTTAGTTACCACTATAGAATTAATTAGAAAAACAGTTAATGAAAAATTGGGTGGCGGCATGGATGATTTGGCATGTGTGACTAGTGAAGAAGAATTAGCAAACTATATAAAGCATTTTAAAGATAATGGTTGTGGTGGGCTTGATACTGAAACTACAGGTTTAAACGTTGTAGATGATAAGATAGCAGGTGTTAATTTATATACACCGGGTGAAAAAGGAATATATGTGCCTTTAAACCATGTAAGTTATATGACTGGGGCTAAATTAAAAGACCAGTTGCCACTGGATGTTGTAAAAAAATATATAATGCAATTAGAAAATACCAAACTTGATTTTAGTAATGCTCATTTTGATTTACAAGTTTTATATTGGCAAATGGGTATAAATAATATAAAAGCATATTGGGATACACAATTAGCGGCTAACTTGCTTAACGAAAATGAACCACATGGCTTAAAATATTTATATGAAAAGTATGTTAAAAAAGAAGATACAAATAGTAAACAGCTGGCAACATTTGGAACATTATTTAGGGGAATACCATTTACAAAGATACCACTTGATATTGCTTATTTGTATGCAGGAAAAGACCCTAAAATGTCTTATGAGCTTGCAGAATTTCAAAGAAAATATTTAAATAATACTGATGCAGATGTAGTAAAAAGACACCTAGATGATGTATATAGGGTAATGATTGATATAGAGATGCCTACAGTGCCAGCAGTGTTGGATATGGAGATAAAAGGAATAAAGCTTGATTTAGATTTAAATAAAAAGTTAAGTGCAAAGTACAGGCAGAAAAAAGCTGAAGTTGAAGAAAAATTAAAGATAGAATTTAATAAATATGATAAAGAATTTAAAGAATTTAAAATTAAGCACCCGGATTTAGCCAGTAGATTAAGTAACCCTATTAATATTAGTAGCCCCAAACAGTTAGGTATTTTCTTTTATGATATGCTGGGATTAAAACCAGTAGATAGAGAAAAACCAAGAGGCACAGGTGCTGATATTTTAGGTAAGTTTGATGTGCCAGTAGCGAAATTAATATTAGAGTATAGAGAACTGGATAAATTATTAGGTACTTATATTGATAAATTACCAACAGTATTAAGTAAACGTACTGGAAAAATACATTGTACTTTTAATCAATATGGCACAGTAACTGGAAGGTTTAGTTCAGATAGTCCAAATTTGCAGAATATACCATCACATAATAAAGATATACGTAAAATGTTTATACCGGATGACGGTAATATATTAATTGGTGGTGACTATAGCCAACAGGAACCACGAAGTTTGGCACATATGAGTGGCGATGAGAAAATGATTAAAGCCTATAAGAATGGGAAGGATATTTATGCTACTATAGCCAGTTATGTGTATAAAGTACCATATGAAGAATGTTTGGAATTTAATCCGGATGGCACAACAAATACAATAGGTAAGCAAAGAAGGTCAAACTTAAAAGGTGTTGTTTTAGGAATTATTTATGGCAGAGGAGTTAATAGTATAGCTGAAAAATTAAATTTAACTAAAAAAGAAGCACAATCTATTATAGATGAATTTTTTACATTATTTCCAAAAGTTAAACAATTTACAGAAGATTCAATACGTATGGCAAGAGAATTAGGATATGTTACAACATTAAGTGGCAGGAGAAGAAGATTACCAGATATAAATTTACCACGATATGAATTTAAATATAAAGATAAAAGTACATCAGATAATTTTAACCCATTTTTTGATACTGCTGATGATGTTGAAAATGATGAGGTACCGGAGTATGTGCAATTAAGTTATACAGCAATGTTGGAAAAATCAAGATTTGATAAAAAAAGAAAAAATGTGATTTTATCTAAAGCTCGAACAGAGGGTATTTCAATTAAGAATAATACGGGTTTAATTGCACAGGCTGAAAGGCAATGCGTAAATTCACGTATACAGGGTAGTGCGGCAGATATGACTAAGATAGCTATGATTGCACTACACAATAATAAAAGGTTAAAAGAATTAGGGTACTGTATGTTAATACAAGTACATGATGAAATTATAGGTCAATGCCCAATTGATGTTGTAAAAGAGGTAAAACCCATATTAGAGAGTTGTATGTTAAATGCAGTTAAATTAGTAGTGCCAATGAGTGTTGATATTGATATAACTAAATGTTGGTATGGTGAATCTTTAAATATTATATAGCTTTAATTTTTTACAATATAGATGATATAATAAATATAGGAGGATGAAAGTTATGATAGTAGATTTATTTAATAATGTTGTAGATTATAAATATGTTAAAATTAGTACAGCATGGATGCGTCATAAATTTATGTGTAGTGAACATTATATATTAAATAAATGTAATGGTAGATGTTGTGAGGGTGGCAACCATAAAACTTTAATAACCTTGTTGCCCTTTGAGGTGGAACGTGAAAAGTGCATGTCTGGCGTTGTTGTTTCAAATGGTAGGATTGTAGCAGACTCAAAAACTAAAAAGTGTCCGCATAAATTAAGTAATGGTTTTTGTGCATTGCATACACAGGGGCTAAAGCCATTAGGATGTATATTTAGTCCATTTACTTTAAATAGAAATGATACCCTAATAATTAGAAAAAGATATTTAACTATGAATTGCCACAGGAAGCCTGATAGTGATGAGGGGCAACCTGCATATATATCATTTAGAAAAAGTTTAGATACTATGTTTGGTTACAATGAAGCTGAACGTATTTGTAATAATTTAAAAACAGATGATAGGTTTATATATGGTAAGATGCCACTATTTATTTATGCGGCACTGCATTATTTAGATGATTTAAAAAAGGACGGCTACACAGAGGAGATGTTAAAACATGAAAAATAGATTATTTGATTTTAAGCACGATGATAAAACAAGCCTACTAAATAGTTTTGTAGTGCCACCATTTTCAGTTTTAGATACTAGGCAGGGTTATTGGCAGGATAGGAAAAGAAAGTGGCTTAAATATACTGGAAACCTAAGTCAAACACGTGACGGTGAGTTTGGTAGAGTTGGACAAGGCACAGAGGATAATTTGTTTGGTACTATAAATAATGGTACAAGCAATTTTGACCCGGTGCTGGCAGAAATAGCATATAAATGGTTTTGCCCTTTGGGTGGTAAAATACTTGACCCATTTGGTGGTGAGCAAACTAAAGGTGTCGTTGCTGGTATTTTAGGATTTAATTATAATGCTGTGGAATTTAGAAAAGATCAGGTAGATTTAAATAAAAAATGTGTAGCACCATATGCAGGTGTAGATTATATTTGTGGAGATAGTAATAATATTGAAGATTTAATTAAAGATAGAGATTTTGATATGATATTTACCAGCCCACCCTACTATGATTTAGAAGTTTATAGTAAAGATGATATGAGTGCATTAGGAACTTATGAAGAATTTATGAAACAGTATAAAAATATATTTGCACATTGTTTTAATATGCTTGCAGATGATAGATTTTTGGTAATTAAAATAGGTGAAATAAGAGATAAAAAAACTGGCATTTATAGAAATTTTATTGGTGATAATATTAGTATAATGAAAGATATTGGATTTAAATATTACAATGAAGCTATATTAATTAATAGTTTTGGTACTGCACCAATTAGAGCAAGAGGACAAATGCGAAATAGAAAAATGGTTAAGGTGCACCAAAATATTTTAGTATTTTATAAAGGTAATGAAAAAAATATAAGTAATTTAAAATTTTGGGGGAATAAAAATGAATAATGAATGTGGGTTGCTTACGTTTCCAGCAAAAATTATAAGAGCAGAGGTTATAAAGGAATATATAAGATTAGCAGGCTATCATAATAAATGCGTTTGTTTTAGTTGTGGTAATGCAAGTAAAGCATTAGTAGATGTAGGTTTAGATGTTTTGGATATAAGCCCTACAGGTGATTTTACTGCAAACAGGTGGTACACGCCAAGTGAGATACACAAATTATTTCCAGATAGATTTGATGCAACAAGTGGACATTTGCCATTATACTTAATGGTTAAGATTGCTAAAAGGTTTAAGTTATATTTAGATAATAATTTAGATCAACCATTAAATGATAATACAATATATAAAGTGCCTACAGGTAGTGGCGAGACAATATTATGTTTACAATTAGCATATCCAAAAGTACATTTTAAACCCCTTTATAATATAGATACTAAAGGTGCTACACAATATGATGCGATGGCACCGTTAAATACAATAATTGAAAGTTTTTATAACCCACAATATTAGTTTAAAAACTACTTTAATTTTTTAGTAGTTAAATGATATAATAAATGTAAAACAAATTGAGGAGGAATTGTAAATGGAAATTAAAATTAAAACAGCAGTTTTGAAGAAAATAACTGCTATAGCTGAAAAAGGTGTAGGAGCAGATAAGAATCAACCAATTACAAGTTATTTGCATCTGTATACAAAGGAAGGAATTTTTTACATGGATTCCACAGATGGTTATAGGTTTTTAACTGTAAGTAGTAAGTTGGCAGAATGTACCGATGGAGATTGTATAGTATTAGCAGAACCATTTATAAAGCTAGTAAATAAAACAACAAAGGAAGATGTTAAATTAGAATTATTAGATACATCATTAATATTTAAAGGTAATGGTACTTACAAAATACCAATACTTGACGAAGAATTTTTAAGTTATGAATTTACAGCTGGCACAAAAGAAGATATAAATATAGATAAGATTAAAAATGTATTGGCTATAGGTAAAAATAGTATAGCACCTGATGATGAAAGTTTTGGGGCGTTACGTGGTTATTTATTTGGTGATAAAGTAGTAGCAACTGATAGTATTAAAATGTGCCTTGTAAATACTAAATTAGTTGGTAAGCCTATGCTAGTAAACCAAAGCATGGCAAGACTGATAAATGTAATACCGGAAGAAAAAGGCACTATACAATTTGCAGAGGGTAAGATTTTAATTGAAACTGATACAGTAAAATTGTTTGGTGCGGCACTTAATGAAATAGACCAATATCCGGATTTGAGTGTTGTATTAGATAACGAGTTTAGTAGTAATTGTTTATTGAATAAAAATGTTATGCTGGATATTTTAGATAGATTAGATATATTTGTAAGTCCTTATGATAAAAATGCTGTTAAGCTACAGTTTGGTACTAATGGAATTACAGTAACAGAGGTTAATGGTGATGGTGTTGAAAAGATAGCATATAGCGGCAGTACAGATTTTAAGGAATTTGAAATACCATTGGATATTACAATGCTTAAAGATATTATAAATGCAGTGCAAGCGGATACATTTAGATTGTATTATGGAAATGATGATTTAATAAAAATTGAAGATAAGGATACAGTAGAATTATTATGTAGATGGGATGATTCAGATGAATAGACTTTGTAATTTAGCTAAAGTTATAAATACTGCAACCAAAACATTAAAACCTGAAGAACAGTTTTTAAAAGATTTTATATATACAATAGAGAATAGTGGTAGTAATTATAAGCCAAGCCAGTGTTACAAGCCTTCTAGTTTGGGGGGTTGTAAAAGAGGTTTGTACTTCCAAAGGTGTGCGGCACCTATTGATGATAAGCCAAAAGTATATACACTAACTGGCATGGGTGAAAGTGGTACCAATAGACATGTTAATTTGCAAACCTATATCAGTAAGATGAAAGATATGGGTTTGGATTGTGAGTGGCTTGACGTTGCAGAATTTTTGAAAGATAACCCAGTGCATGGCACTAAGGTAGTTAAGCATAAAGGCATGGAGACAAAGTGCTATAACGAAGTATTGGATATGCGATTTTTATGTGATGGATTAATAAGATATAAAGGTGAATTATATATAGTTGAAATTAAAACTGAAAGCATGTATAAATGGGAAGGTCAGGTTAAACCATTTGATGACCACATAACACAAGCAACTGCATATAGTTTATGTTTGGGTGTACCCAATATACTATTTATATATGAAAATAGGGATAATTGTGACCTTAAAGCATTTATTGTGCATGTAACTAAAAGAATGCAAGATGAACGAGTAACAAATGTTATTGAAGAAGTTGAAGATTATTTGCATAATAAGGAAGTGCCGCCAAAAACTACAATTAAAAAGCAGTGTAATTACTGTCAGTATAAAAATGAATGTAAAAAGTGGTGATTAAATGTATACAGGTAAGAAATTTGAAGAAGATTTTAGAAAATGTGCAGAAGCGAATAATTTGAATATTATTAGGTTACAAGATGGTATGGGTGGTTATGCAGGTGTAAATAATATATGTGATTTTATATTATATGTAAAGCCACATCAATTACTTTTAGAGTTAAAGGCACATAAGGGGAAATCACTTCCCCTTAACTGTATAACAGAAAACCAGTACAAAGGTTTATTAGAAAAAAGTAAATTTGATGGTGTAATTGCCGGCATATTAATAAATTTTTATGAATATGATAAAGTTTACTTTGTGCCGATTCAGCAGGTAGCAACTCTTAAACAAAGTGCATATAAAAGTATAAATATTGATTATTGTGATATTGTGGGAATTGAGATTGTAGCAAATAAAAAACGTACCCGATACGTTTACAATATAAGCACATTTATATGCGATTTGGAGTGTAGCCCATATGTTAAGTGATGAGAAATGTAGAACCATTAAAAGGGATATTGAGCAAGATAGTAAAGCATTAACTAGTATAGTGAATCAATTAATAGCTAAATATAGCAAAGAATTAGATATTTATGTAACAGAAGTAAAAGAAATGTTAGAAAAAAGAAATAAATTAAGTGATGATGAAGTAGAGGATTTAACTATTAAGGTGCCACTATATTTATATAATATTTGTGATGGTATTGAAACATTGGGTATTGAGGGGGATACTGCAAAGCAACATAAAAACCAACTATTTCATGAGATGGTTATGCGGTGTGAAGGTACTATAAGAGATAAAGAAAGCTATGCAAATACTAAAGTAGTAAATGAAGCATTAGTTGAAATTGCTTTCCAACGTGCTTATAAAAAACTTAAACTAAAAATGGATGCGGCTATGCAAATTTGCCAAAGTAGTAGAAAGGTATTAAGTAGACGAATTGAAGATTCAAATATAAATAAATATGATAAGGGGATGTAAATATGTATGAAAGAAAAGATGATGAACCATTTGTTGGCGAGATTTATATAAAAGAAAACGGTGAATTTAAAAAGGTGGATAGAGGATATTTAATAACATTTAAAAATGAGGGTGAAGGCATACATGCTGTTATTAGAAGAAACGCAAATATTGCAGAATTATTAATTGCAAAGCACATTATAGATGGTGATTATCAAAATGAGAAAGAAGCCAGACCTGATAATTTTAAGGATTTATTAAGTGCAGTAGAAAAACAATTAGAATATGATGATAAGCAATATAAAGAACTACATGGTGAAATTGCAGGTGGTGATTTTAATGCATTAATGAAAGAGGCAATTAGTATAATGAAGAAAAATAAATTGGAGGGTGATAAATAATGTCAAATGAATTAGAAGTAAAAATTAAATATTTTGATAAGGATGTTAATGGTGACCCATGTTACCCATTGAAAAAGTTATCTAAAGGTGATTGGATAGACTTACATGTAGTAAGTGCGGCAGTATATAGAAATGGTAATGAAGTAAATAGTGCCAGTTTAGAGTGGTGTGAGGGTGGCGTATTAGATACACTTGAATATAGATTTGGTGAATTAATAGTAGTTAAATTGGGGGTTGCAATGAAATTACCAGATGGATATGAGGCTCATATTGCACCTAGAAGTAGTACATTTGAAAAGTATGGTTTGTTGCTAACTAATAGTATGGGTATTATAGATAATAGTTATAGCGGCGATGATGATGAATGGTTAGGTAAGTTTTATGCAACTAGAGATGGAAAGATAACAATTGGGGATAGGTTATTACAATTTAGGTTACAAAAGAAAATGTTAAATGTGACATTTACAGAGGTGAATAAATTAGAAGGACCGAATAGAGGTGGATTTGGTTCTACTGGTAGATAACAATAAAGGCAATAAGTATTAATTTACTTGTTGCCTTTATTTTTTTTATAAAAAAAAGACTTGAATGTTATATAATAATGTTATATAATAATATTAACAAGCAAGGGAGGTAACAATTATGAATAATAAAATAGAAACTTTAAAAAATAGAGCAGAAATGGCACGTGTTGAATATATGAAGGGTAATTTAAATAGGGATGAAGCTAAAGCTGAAATAATGCCTTATATTGAAGCTGTAAATGCTAAGGCAGTTGAGTTGGACTAAAAAATATAATATGAAAGCTAAAAAGATAACTTTTAGATATTTTTTAAGATAATAGTTTAAATTTTATAGTAAAGATTGATATAATAAGTATAAGAAAGTAGGTGGTAGTATTACAACTTTGAAATTTATATTTATTTGGATTGATGGAATAATGACGGGGGTAATGCTGATGTTTTTATGGGCGTTATACCTAGGTAAGAAGGGAAATTGATGAATTTATTTAGTATTGCAAAGAAAAAACAAACTGAAGAAATTGTACAAGATGATAATAGCAGAAAAATATATGAACTAATAAACCGCCGCCGTCGTCAAATGTTAATACACTCTATCATTTATTATAGGCTGGACGCTAATATTATAGATGATACGACCTTTAATGTTTGGGGCAGGGAGTTATTAGATTTACAAACTAAGTACCCTGAAATATCAAAAATGGTGCCAATGTATGAGGCATTTAAAAATTGGGATGCTACTACAGGTTATGATTTACCTATGACGAATAATCATGATATTGAGGTGGCAAAGATGTTAATAAAGTATGAGGAGGTAAAAAATGAAAAGTGAAAAATTAGAAGATAATTTAGGTTTTATAAAAAGTGTAGCTAAAAAAGTAATGGCTACAACAAATTATAGGGATATGGAAGAATTATTTCAAACAGGTTGTGTAGCATATTTAGAAGCACAGAATAATTATAAGCCTAATAAGGGGGCAAGCCTTTTAACATTTTCATATATGTATGTGTTTGGTAGAATGATGAATTTTGCTAGGCACAAATCATTTACAAACCATAACCATAGCGAGGAGCCGCCCATATACTCATTGGATTATGAATATGATAGGCAAAATAGTAATGATAACAAAAAATTTTCTATGCAAACTTTATTAAAAACTGAAACATTTGAGGATACTGCAACACTAAGAGTATTAATAAGTGAGTTGCCAACTGTGCAGAAGTCAATTATTTGTTATAAATATTATTTTGGGCTTAAACAGAGGGAAATTGGTAAATTATTAGGATTTACACAAACAAAAGTTAGTAGGTTAGAAAATAAAGCATTGCAGGCATTAAGGAGATGTTATAATGGTTAAACCCACAAGATATTACAGTAAAAAGCAGGAAACTAGGGTAGCAACATTAGTTGGTGGTAAACGCCAATCCAATAGTGGTGCCACTACATTTGATAAAGGTGATGTTGTAGATAAGTACATGCTATTTGAATGTAAAACAGCTGTAAAGCCAATGAAAAGTTTTAGCATTAAGAAGGATTGGTTTTTGAAGAATAAAAAAGAAGCGTTATCTATAGGAAAAGAATTTGGGGCTGTGGTTTTTGATTTTGGTGGAAATGAGGATTTTGTAGCATTAAGCATGAATGACTTTTTAAATTTATATAGTGCATGGAAAGATTCAGTACAGTATTAAAAAATTACTTTAATATTTATATATTTAGATGATATAATAGATGTATTAAACAATAAGGAGGAAAATAAAAAAATGAAAAAAGAAGGCAGGGAAGTTGCAATTAATATAGCAGATTCAGTTGCATACAATAATTTAACCATACGATTGCATAATATGATACCGGAGATGGGATTTGTTTTTAATGGTAGTTTATTTGTAACAGCACCAGTTATAAAAAGGTTGTTTGGTAGCCATGGTACTTTATTAAAAACTGGAGCTTTTAGTATTAAAGATAACAGGTTAAATAGATTTTATGATAAAATGACGGCATTAGATGATTATATTTTTAGTGAGCGTTTGGCAGATAATTTACTTGTAATAGATTTACATGAACCAAACCTTAGATTATATAATGTAATACAGTTTTTAATACAGTGCAACCAATTATCAGGAAAACCACATACTGATACAAGTAGTGGTCACACAGTTTATTATTTGTATGATTTTAGGTTGGTTTGTGATTTTATGAAAAATTATTATAAAATGTCAAAGTACGCATACACTGCTGATATGCTACCACAAACGGTTAAAAAATTAGCAGGCATATATCAATGGCTTATAAATTTTAAAGATAAGGATACATTTATAAATGAATTATTTGCTAGAGTAGACGGTGATGTATTATTTAGTAATACCGGCATAACAAACTATTACCATTATAAAAAGCAATATATACAAACACCACTATTAACACAAACGGAAGCACTGGTGCATAAGTCAGTACTAATACAAGATATAAATATAGGTTTACAGCCTATTAATGTAGCAGTTGCACATAATATTGATATTTATGATTTGGATTTAAAAACTGTATTTGATAATGCAGATAAAATTATATTTGTTGCAAGTGTTAAAGCAATGTACTATAAAAAAGATTTTGGTTATAGGTCACAAGCATTAAAACATGTATTACCAAAGGTGTTATTGGATATATTTAATATTTATAGTTTAAAATTAAAGCATAATATGAGTAATGTTGGTAAACTTACCAATTGTGCATACACAGAGCATGATATACGATTGGGTATGTCAATGTACACAAGAATTAGTCATACTAGCAGGGATTTATATAATAAATTAATTAGGAATAAATAGGGGGTTAAAAAATGAATAAAAAATTAGTAATTAAATCAGATAGCAGTGTTTTAAAAAAAAGTAAGTATTGTGGGTTAAGCTTAGATGGCAAATCAGTTGGAGATTTAATAGATGGTTATTTACCTACAAATTTAGATGATTATGAACAATATCCAGTTAAATTTAAAATTGAAATTGAATTTATAGGTACTGGTGGTTTACAGGTGCAGGCACAGGGGTATACACTACCAGCAGTTGTAGATAAGGAGGAAGATAATGAATAATTTAGCAACTAAATATAGACCACATACTTTTGAGGATGTAGTAGGACAGGAAAATGTTAAAAAGATATTGGAAAATCAAGTAGCCACCAAAGAATTTAAACAAGCTTATTTATTTATTGGAAGTGCTGGGACTGGTAAAACCACCCTAGCACGTATACTGGCGAATGCAATAAATGCTAATAAGGGTAAGCCCATTGAGGTAGATGGTGCCAGTAACAATGGTGTTGAAAATGTACGTAAAATAATAGATGACTGTAAGTTTAAAGCACTAGATAGCAAATATAAAATATATATTATAGATGAGTGCCACATGCTTACAGTGGGTGCGTGGAATGCAATGTTAAAAGTTATAGAGGAACCACCTGCAAATACTATTTTTATGTTTTGTACTACTAACCCGGAAAAGATACCCGACACTATATTAAGTAGGGTGCAACGGTTTGATATAGAAAAGCATAGTACAGAAAACATTGTAAATAGATTAGAATATATATTAGAAAAAGAGAATGAAGAAATAGTCTATAATGCAGGGGGTGACCAAGATGCAGTTGCAGACCCAACATGGGCTCAAAAGGAGGGTATAAAATTATATAACGTTGACGAAGATGCTTTAAGATATATAGCTAATTTAGCTAATGGCGGCATGCGTGATGCAATTACAATGTTAGATAAGGTGGTTGCCTATGATAGGGATATAACGCTAAAGAGCGTGTATACTGCACTGGGTACCACAGATTATAGTCAATGTATTATACTAACAAATGCTTTAATTGGAAAGGATGCAAAAGTAGCAATTGATACTATTGAGGATTTGTTTATGCAGGGTAAAAACTTAAAGCAATTTATTAGGGATTATAATACATTTTTAACAAGTACACTTGTATATGCAATAACTGGAAATATCACATATGCTAAATTATTAACGAATTATGAAGAACAATTAAAAGAGTTGATGCCGGTTAAAGCATATTTGGTTATGTTGATGAATAGATTTATTAAATTGCATGCAAATATTAAATGGGAAAGTGACATAAAAAGTTTTATAGAAGCCGAGGTGATTATGATATGCAGTTTATCGGACAAGTAAAATTATTAGAGCAATGGAATAAAAAGTGGATAGGGAAAACCCTACCACACTTTTTAATATTGGAGGGAATTAAGGGGCAAGGCAAAACAACATTTATTCATTATTTTTGTAAAATGAATAATTTGGATTTAATTGTGCTTGATGATTTAAAAGTAGATAGCATACGAAACTTGAGAAATAGGGCAAGCGAAACAGCAGATACTAAATTTTATTATTTAGGTGATGTTGATGATAATTTAACTACACAAGCCGCCAACGCATTATTAAAGATAACAGAAGAACCACCGGATAACGCATATATTGTTATGAGCGTTAAAGATATAAGTAATATATTAGGCACGTTAAAAAGTAGGGGGCAATTATATACACTAGAAAATTATACACCTAAAGAAAAAGGTGATTTTATGGTGCATAATTTAAATATACACGATGGTAAAATAGTAGAGCCTCTTATGGATATATGTACAAATTTAGGGCAAATAAATGAATTATATAATTTTGGATTAGAAAAAGTATTAAAGTTTTGTAGGGCAGTATATAAAAATATAGGTGTGGTTGCAACTGTTAATATTTTTAATATAGGTAGCCACATAGATTTAAAAAATGATGATGAAACTAAAATACCACTTAGCTTATTTTTTAATACAATGGTTTATTTGGCATTGGGGGAAATACAAGTATCCAATAATGACAAGATTGAATATTATTATACTATACAAATTATAAATAAAGTGTTGCCATTATTTAGAAATAAGGGGTTAAATAAGCTGGCATTGTTTGATAAATTTATATTAGATTTAAGAAGGATTTGGGGGTGTTAATTTGAATATTGCAGATTTAAAAAGGGATATAGTTAAAGATAAATTAAGGAATTTATATGTGTTTACTGGCGATGAAGTTGGTATTATGAACATGTATTTAAAGCAAATAAAACAAAAAGTTGTTTGGACTAGCAGTTTTTTAGATGTTGCACGTAAATTGAATAATAATAGTTTATTTGATAGTAACAAGGATACAATATATGTAGTATATCAAGATGATTCGCTGTTAAAAATGGATACTGAAAAAATACGTAACTTGATTGGTACCAGCCATATTATTTTAGTATATCCGCATTTAGATAAAAGAAGTAAATTTAAAAAAGCATTTGAAAGTGATTTGATAGAATTTAAGCCACTAACAAGGAAACAACTAATATATTATATTACTAAAAAAGTAGATATTTCAGATAGGGTTGCAGGTGAATTAGTTGACTTATGTGGTGGTAACTTTACACGTATTAACCTAGAATTAGATAAGCTGGTTAGATTGGGACCAATTAGTATAAATACAATATATGATAATATTGCACCTGCACCAAAGGATGTAATATTTGATTTTTGTAATGCAGTAGTAAGTAAGAAGCAGGAATTAAGCTTTGATTATTTAGTAAATTTAAAATATAGAAATGAAAGTTCAATTAAAATATTAAGTATACTATATACTACTTTTAGAAATACAATGATTGTACAAGCACAGAAAAATAAGTTGGATAAGGATATAGCGGCTAAGTATAATATAAGTATTTGGATTGTTAAGAATATAAGAAAAACAATGGGAAAATTTAGTTTAAATCAATTAGTTAAAATAATGGATATTATACAACATGCAGAACAAAGTATTAAAACTGGTAAGCTGGAAGAGGCTATAGGTGTAGAGTATACTTTAATTTATATATTTGCAGTTGTATAAATATTGGAAGGTGTGGTTGCATTGCCGCACCTTCTTTATTGCTTTAAAACAAAAATATTTTGAATAATTTTATAAAAGCGGTTGCTGATAAACTAGGATTATAAAATATAAAAAAGTGCTTAATATTTTTTATTAGGTACTTTAATTTTTAGTTATAAATTTGATATAATAGATGTAACACAAATTAAGGAGGTTGGAAAATGATAGAAAATTTAGAAGTACTAAATATAGATGGTGCTTTAAGAGGAATGAGGAATCCATTAAAAAGCTGGGATAAAAGTGACAGTAACTGGGAGCAAAGGGTTATACAGGGTGTACCGGGTCCAACAATATATGCTATAGGAGATAATGATGCTAAGCTTGCAAATAAGCTAATTAGGGCAGGTAGTGACCATAGGAAATTTTTAAGACAGATATTTGTTAGCATGGATATAATAGGCAGTATGAGTTTTTGGTGGGACATAGATACTTACTGTGTTGGGGTTGCTAAAAATAGTACAAGTAGAATGCACAACATTTTTAGTAAAGATTTTGAATTTAGACCAAAAGATTTTAATTGGGAATTACCATTATCAACATGGCGAATGGATGCACTTGAACATTATAATAATTTATTAATGCGTTTGCAATTTAGTTTAAGATATAGCACTGTTTATAAAGATACTGACCAAGCATCTTTATTATTTGAAGAGTTAATAAATGATTTGCCACAAGGACAGTTATTTACACGAACATGGACTGGTAATTTTGAGGTATTATTAAAGATATATAAGGCACGTAAAAATCATAAACAAAAGGAAATAAGAGATTTTTGTAAAGAACTAAAAGAAAAGGTTGCATATACAGATAAAATAAAAATATTTGAATAATTAGGGGGAATATAAAAATGGAAAAAGATGAAAATTTAAAAGAAGCTATATTAATTAGGTTTGAGGGTGAAGATGATAATAGAATGGGAAGTGTGCAGTTTGCTATTAATGGACATGAGGATTTAGAAGTTGGAATATCACTTTTAGTTAGAGCCGCACTTGAGACTGGTATGCCAATAGAGATGTTAGCAAGTTGTGTAGCGGCAGGAGTACAGAATTTTACTAATGATGCTATGTCAAATGGTACTACTAAAAAGGAGGAAAAATAATATGGAAAATAAGGCAGAAAATAAAAGTTATGTAACAGTTACATTTGTAGGTGATGATGCTAGTATAAAGGGCGAAAATGTTGGTATGGGTGATTTTTTAAAGGCACTTCATCTGATAGGTACAGTAATAAAAGAAGATGTACCATTTGTAGATGGTGTAAACGCATTGGCACGTGGTTATGACGATAATGATTTTAAGGTAGTAGAAAAGGTAATGAAAGAAAAGGAGGATTAATATTGAATAATTTAGATGTTTTAATGGGAACTATAAATAAGAAATATGGTAGCACTATTATTACAAAGGGTACAAACATGATTTATGTTGATAGAATACCATTTAGCTCCCCACATTTGAATTATTTGTTGTATGGCGGCTTACCAGTAGGCAAAGCCGTCGAATTCTTTGGTGGGGAAGGTAGTGGAAAAACTACCACTGCATTAGATGCAGTTAAAAATGCACAGCATAAAGCAACAAATGAATATAATGATACTATAAATGATTTAACTGAACAAATTGCAAAGCTTAAAGAATCTAATAGTAAGCAAGCTTCAAAAGATATAACAAAATTAGAAAAAAGGTTGGTAGAGGTACAGGAGCAAGGCATTAGAAGTGTTTTGTATGTAGATGCTGAACAAACATTAGATGAGGATTGGGCTACAAAACTGGGTGTTGATTTGAATTCATTATATTTAGTACGACCACAGACTGAAACTGCTGAACAAATATTGCAGATTATACTAGATTGTGTGGCAACTGGAGATATTTGTATGGCAGTTTTAGATAGTGTGCCAATGCTAATACCACAACAATTAATGGAGGAAACATTAGAAAAAAAGGCTTATGGCGGCATAGCATTACCACTGGCACGATTTTCCGGAGAGGCACCTGCACTGCTAACCAAAAATAAATGTACTTTAATAATGATTAATCAAATGCGTGATGATTTAGCTAATCCATATAATAAATATAAGACGCCGGGTGGCAGGGCTGTAAAACATTTATATGCAGTTAGATTGTTTTTTAGGAAAGGTAAATTCTTTGATAAAGATACAGCAGAGTTGGCTAATAATAAAGCAGATGAACCATGCGGCAACTTTGTTAATGTAGAAGTAGTTAAAACTAAAATATGTAAACCGGACAGGCGTACCGGTATGTATACATTAAACTATGAAACTGGAATAGATGTAGCGGCAGATATTTTAGAATTAGCATTAAATTATAATATTATAAATCAGCGTGGTAGTTGGTTTGATATTATAGATATTAGTACAGGTGAATATATAAAGGATAAAGATGGTAATGATGCAAGGGTGCAGGGTAGAATACCACTTTTGGAATTGTTACGTACTAATAAAGATATTTATGATAAGATAAATGCACAAATAAATAAAATAATTGTAGGGCAAGCAGAAGAGGAATAAATAGAAGGTGTAGTTGCATGGCTACACCTTTTAACATACCTTAAATTAAAAATATTTTGAATAATTTTATAAAAACCCTTGCATATTATATATTAATGTTATATAATAATATTGTACTAAGAAATACAAAATAAATTTTGGAGGTTTTTAAAATGAAAAAAGAAAGAATGGATTTAACCGTAAGAATGATGGAGGAAGCATTAATATTTAATGGTGTTGTATGTGATGAGGTTAATACCGATGCATTAGACCCAGCAGTTATAAACAATTATTATGTAAATATAGATAGTTGCAGTATAATTACTTTAGCTACAGCAGTTGATAAATGGGCTAAAAGAATAATAAATGAATGTGAATAATTAATATGGGTAGCCAATAACTACCCATATTAATTTAAAAAGCACTTTAATTTTTAGTTATAAATTTGATATAATATATGTAAAATAAATTAAGGTAGGTGATAATAGTGTGTTTTTTAAATTGGTTAATAGGTAGGCAATCACCTGCATTAGTTTATTATAAATGTTTAAGGAGGCTATATAATGTTAAAAGTAATAGGTGTTAGATTTCCAAATGAATATCATAAAGGAGAGGGCACAGGCAAGACTTATTATTATGGGACCAATATAGAGGACATTAAAAAAGGTGATGCGTTAATAGTACCAGTTGGGGATAATTTTCAGTATGCAGTTGCTTATGCTTCAAAGTATTATGGAACACAGGCGGCAAAAAATAGAGTTACACGTTATGTTGTAGATAGAATAAATACAGAAAACTACAAAAGATTATTAGAATATGTGGAGAAATTAGCAGAAATTAAGGAGAAAATGGAGGAACGAAAACGTGCGTGGCAAGAAGCTAATATGTATGAATTAATTGCAACTAAAGATGCGGACATGAGAAAGTTGTTAACTGAATATAAAGCAATGGGGGAAATATAAATGAAAGATGTAGACAGATTTAAGAATATTGTAGATACTATGACTAGAATATTTGAGGCTAAAAATGCAGACTATGGCGATAGTTTTGGTAAGTTGTTTGAGGAGTATGGCACTACTAGCCTATTAATTAGATTAGAAGATAAATTAAATAGGTTAAAAACATTGGCTAATAAAGATTTTACTACTAAAGTACGTGATGAAAGTATTACAGATACATTACTAGATTTAGCTAATTATGCAATTTTGGGAAAGATTGCATTGGACAAGCTTAATGAAAAAGCAAAGGAACGCACTGATAATTTTATAACTACCACTAATATAAATGCTGTAGATATAAAATTGAAAAAATTGAAAAAATTAAAAGAGGAATGTGCTGAAACTATAGCATATGAAGAAACACCATTAAGTTATAGCGGCTTAGAACAATTACTGATAGGTACACATGTAAAATTGACATTTGGTGCCAGCCAAAAAGCAATAAGTTATTTAGAAAAGGTAGACCACAAATTAGAGAAGGCAGTTTGTTTAAATGGGTTAAATTTTAAAATAGTTTTGGATAGGGCTAAATATGATTATTTAACAAATCCCCGTATAAATTTGAGAATTTTTGGGGAAGTGGGGTGGAAAGATAAATGCAACAAGAATATAAAATAGGAGATAAGGTAATATTTAAAGAATATGCAGATACAGTAGATAAGAATATAGGTAATTTAATTATTGGCACAATTATAAAAACACATTTATTTAGTTGTGATGTTGCTTATAAAAGTAATTATTTTCCAGAGGTGGTGCTATCTAAATGGTGCAACGTTTCTAATAGTGATATAATTGGATTATATGCTAATTGCAAGGGGGTACTTACAGATGGAAAGCGGTAAGTATTGTCCAGTGCATAATGAAATAAGGTGTTGTAAGAATTGTGATAGATTTGATATACACATGGTGCCAAACATGGAAACTGGTAATTTAGAGCCACTGCCATGTTGTGATTATATGTGTGAAGAATACTGTGAAAATTGTGATTAATGGGAGGTTTTAAAATGAAATTAGATGTTGAAATATTAAAGAAGATGGCAACCAATGTAACTAAAGATGAATTTATACAAATATTTGGCTATGAGGGAACTAATTGTTGCGTACATTTATTAGGTGGTACATCTATACAGGAAAGTGAATTTTGTGGTGGTACTTGTAGTGAAGCTAATTGCATAAAAAATTATTTAGATACGTATAAACCTTTTAAATTTAAAGAATTGGATTATAACTGTTTAAATGTAGATGATGCAATATTTTTAAAGAAAAAGCATGGTAATAAAATTGCATTACTGAATTATAATAATAAATATGAGTTAGTACAAAAAGATAATGAGATAGTTTTACTTACGATAAGTGCAAACAATTATAGTGATAAGATACACAATGATATGAAATTTAAGGCTTATGCAGTTAAAAATTTAGAATTTAAAGAATGTATTAGAATGTTATACACTGAGGCAGATATTTATGTTGCACAATGTCGATACAATAATAACACATACTACTATGTAACAGGTTCAATTGCAACCGGGTTGAATTCTATTAACACAATGCTTGAAAACTCATATGGCAATAGTGTAACATTAGCTGAAATATTATGTGGTGCATGGAATGTATTAGTACCCATAAAAAATGAAAGCGAGTTAATTTGAGTGGTAATAAACCAGTAACCCATTTAGGTTACTGGGATTTATATAAAATGGATGGACAAACTGTGTATATTACCAATAATCCAATTAATAGTTTTTATACTGATTGTTGTAAAAACTATAAAGACCAATTAACTGTGGAAATTGATTTGCCGCATAGGGTGCATGTAGTAAAATCTTTAGATATTATACAATTAATAGATAAGGAAAATTTTCACTATAGTATTTATAATGAAGCACAGCTAAAACAAATGAATAAAAATGGATTTGAGGTGTATATATTTGAGTGAATTAAATTTTAACCAGTTAGCAGGTATGAATGGTAAGCAGGTATTAATTATAAAAGATGACAAAGAATATAGAGCTGTGGTAGATGTTGAATTTGACGCATATCATCATGACATAGCATTAAAACCAGTATTGGAGGGTAATGAAATCATATTATTTAGTGATGAGGATTTAAAAGATAAAGTACAATTATTAAGAATCAGTGTACGCACAGTAAAATAATTAGTTTTGAAGGCATAATTACATTACTTAACATAACACATAGCTTAAAACGTAAAATAAATGAAGAATTTTTAAGATAGGACTTGCATATTATATATTAATGTTATATAATAATATTTGTAATGAGAGAGGTAATTAAGTATGAAGGGATTTTATATAATTACTGAACAAGAGAGAAGAAAACACGCCAAAATAGATGCTGTAGCCGGGATGGTAGTATTAGCATTATTGGGAATTGGTTATGTAGTTGGCTGTTATTATTTAAATATAAAATAGGGAGGATAATATGTATTATTGGATTTATGAAACTGATAATAGTTTATTGGTACAACCTTTAAAAGTTATAAAAGAAACGCCTAAAACAGTAACAATTGCTGTAAATAATTATAGTCATTTAATACGTAAGAGTGTATTTAACCCTACATGTGGCAAGGGTTATCATGTAATGCTTATAGGTATAGTAGTAGATGATTTAGTATTTGGGTTACACAAATGGAATAAAATTAGACAGAGCGAAATACATTATCATAAGGCATTAATGGAAAAAGCACAAGGATTGATATTACCAGCATCAGATATTGATAATATAATAAAAACAGTTAGAAGTGGAGAGGTATGGTATAAAATTGTTAAGTAATTCTGATGGAAGGTCAGATTATGCCGTCATTTTTAGATATTTGTACAATAATAGGTATATGCGTTATGGCATTTATAATAGTAGTTATGGTTATTGTGTATGTAATCAATAATAGATTATAGATAAGGAGGTTAATTAAATGTGGTTAAATAAAAATAAAGCTAAAAAGAAAGCAATACGTGCAATTATTAAAGATATAGGTGATAGTATTAAGTTTAAGACTAAAAATGGGACTTTTGAATTTACATGGGAAGATTATAATGTAGATAAGGATGTAGAAAAAGTGGTAGTTGCATATTTTACTAATAAAGGATTTAAAGTTGAGTCAGAAAGGCGTTTAGCAGTTAATGATAGGGATGAAAAGCTTAGAATAATAATAGATTGGAGGTAGTAAAAATGGATAATTCAAATTTTGGACCACTTGCATACCGAGCAATGTTAATTGCACAAGATAAAGAGAGTGGCATGTTAAGAAAAGAAATACAAAGGCGTATTTTATTTAAGGCAAATGATGGAGATTTTGCAGTAACTATAAAATGTGAGTTGTTGGATAAGTATAGCGGCAAAGCATTAGGGCAAGTTATGAGGTGGCTGGTACATGAGGGATTTAATATTACCCACGATGAAATAAAAAGGAATTTAATAATAACGTGGGATAATCCCATATGTTAATGGAGGTAATAAAATGATGGGATTTGTGTGGTTTGTAGTAGGGTTCTTTTGTGGTGGTTTATTTGCGGCATTACTAATATTATGTAATGGGGAGAGGTAAATTAAAATGGAAAATAGGCAAGATGAAATTAATACAGTTGTAAATCTAGTAAATGATTGTTGTATTAATACCACTTGATTATAAAGACATAAAAGTTGTGGGTGTACGTGATAGTAAAACTGGTGAAGAGTATGTTTTAATATAGAATGTATAAAGATTTAGGAGGTTGGCTGAAAAGTCAGCCTTTTTATTTATTCTAAGCAATATAAATTAATGATAAAAACTATATACATACATGCAACCTAAGATATATTCCCTATATAAATTTGAAAATATTTTTTAATAAAATTATTCATTTACATGAAGAATTCAGACTAATTGAAAGATACAAGAAAGCATGTTTATTTTATAGGCAATAATTTAATAAGTTTGGCACCGAAAAAAGAGGCGGCGGAGAATGCGACAGCCCTTGATAAGAAAGATAACTAAATATGATTATTAGATTAATAAGTAGGTATAATTAGCTATATATGATTATACCCTTGATTATACGTTACTTACATTTGCTTATACTTATTTATACCTATCTATAATTGTTCAATATATTAGAGGAAAATACCTATTTTTGAGAGCCAATCTGAATATTTTTGTTGTGACTTATCAGGATTTATGGTATGATTTATTTAGGAAAAGGGGGCGTTTTTGTGGCAACTAAAATATACGACAAGCAAGGCTTTTCAATACTTCGTGCAGGAGATGGATTTATAGTTTACAACAATAGCAAAGCGTTCAAAGAAGGTCATTCACACCTAAGAAATTACTCAGCTTGTATAAGAGTAATATATTGTATAAGGCATAAAAAGATACCTAAAAGAACCTCATTTTACTTCCTGCAAAGTTTAATTAGGGTTGCAAGTGATGATGATTATAAGGTAAAAGTACAGGCTTTAATAGATGTAAGGGTACAGAAAGGCAAGAAAAGAGGGTATTATAACAATAGGTTTTAATGTTTTATAGCCAAATATCCGGGGTTTCGCTAACATTTGGTGCCTTAACTATATGATGTTATATAATAATGTGGAATATACCACAATATTTAGGGGTGAACCACAACATGTAGTATGGAATGTTTAAAAGGCGGCAAAAATCACGGGGTTTTATTAAGGGTGACCACAAC